AAACTAGCTCCTGCCGCTGACGTCAAGCGAGCTGAGGAGATGATCCAACGCCTGAAAGACTGCGGCCTGTACGACAAGCGTTTTGCAGGTGGTAAGTTTCAGGTTGAGTTCAATACAGACCTCGACGGTATCCCACTCAAGGGGTTCCTCGATTGTCTGCGTGACGGAGAGTTCATCGTGGACTCCAAGTCATCACGCTCGATCGACAAGTTCAGGTACGACGTCAACAGCTTTAGCTACGACATCCAGGCCTACATCTACACCAAGGTGTTCGGCATCAAGGAGTACTACTGGGTCGTGCAGGAGAAGGCTTACCCCTTCTTCCCTGCAGACGTCAAGTGCTCCGACGAGACCCTGTTCAAGGGTGAGATGAAGTTTCACGAAGCGATCGAGAACATCAATAACTGGCTGAACGACAGCACACCAACAGAAAAACACTATGCCGACTTTATTGTATAAGACTACACGGGTACTTTGGAAATGCTTGCTTGCATTCTCATTGTACTATACCTTTACCGATATCTTTCCTGTTTAATTTTTTTAATTTATTTACATCATGAGCGATAACAGCTATGACTCCGTACTCGTAGGGTACACCGAAGAACCTCGTTACTACGAGGACAACCTCTCATCTTGGTCCGTCAAACTCAAGAAGTCTGAACTTCAAGAGATGATTGACAAGTATGCAACCACCGTGAACGATCAGGGACAGGGCGGCAACGTCTACCTCAAGTTGTTCATGTCCAAGAACGGCAAGCCTTGCTGTTCGGTGTTCGATCCGAACAGCGCAGCTGCCCAAGCCAAGCGTGAAGCGAAGGCTCAAGCAGCACAGGATGCCCCAGCACCTGTTGCTGAGTCAGATGACTTGCCATTCTGATAGGGCACCTATCTACTACATGACCGCTCGTGTCGCCTTCAAGAAACGGAAGGTTGTACACGAGCGTGTTGTGTGGATAGTATCCGTCTTCGACAACCCGAATGACATCCGCAATTACGACATCAAAACAATGACACGCCTAGAGCATGAGCTCTACGGCAAGAACGCCAAGTCGGAGAAGCAAATAATCATCAGGGAAATCCTAGACAAGAAGCTCATCTCACATTCTACACTGACTAAAGATGAACACAAGCAACAAAATAAAGAGCAAGTGTAAAGACCTTGAGGACCTGCTGCTAAGCAAGAACGCCAAGTATGGTGACTCGGCCCTCGACCCTCTCAACATTTTCTCAGAAGCCAACGCTGTGTCGGGCATCAAGATGCGCATCGACGACAAGCTGAAGCGAATTAAAAACGCAGGTCTTATCGACGCGACGGAGGATACGTTGCAAGACCTCGCAGGTTATCTTATCCTCCTTATGATCGCACGAGACAATGCAAGTAACGATATTCAAAAACGTCTTCGACAAGACCAACCCCCATCACATACCACTACAACAAGCGTTGGAAAGGATTCAGACTGGGAAGTCGAGTACAGTGATTGATGAGGTACGTGCAGGTAACAAAGAGAAAAAGAAAGCGCTCCCCGTTGTATGTTTCAGCGGGGAGTTTTCGTCAAGAGCTGACGACGCGCTCTTCGAGCACTCGGGATTTGTTGTACTGGACTTTGATCACGTTGACGTTGACCAAACCAAGCGGGCTCTTGCCACGGATGATTTCATTCACTCGTGCTGGACTTCGCCTAGTGGCAACGGCGTCAAGGCCTTGGTCCACATCACGAATCCAGAGCGACACAGAGACCACTTCCGTGCAATGATCAAGTACTTCGAGCGCCAGTATGGACTGGAGCTCGATGAGTCTGGCATCAACGAGTCACGTGCCTGCTTCGAGTCGCACGACCCTGAACTCATTGTCAAGGAAGACTACAAGAAGTTCGGACACTTTAGCACAGAGTTCGCAGAGGCACAGGTCCCGAGCAACGAGGCGTACGACTACACGGACTACATGAAGTTGAACTTGGCTGCGCGTATGATTCGCAATGCATCCGACGGAGACAAGCATCGAGTCCTAGTCAACGCATCCCGACTATGCGGTGGTTACATTGCCGCAGGTAAGATGGAGCACGACGAGGTTGTGCGCATCCTGCACCGTGAGATCTGCAAGCGTGACATCGACAGCGAGGAGCATGCACTGAACACCATCCTCGACGGCATTGAGATCGGCAAGAACATGCCCATCCGTGACGTCATCGAGGAGGAGAAGTCTGCTCAACGTGAGATGCTGCTGAACGATGGCGACATGTCGTTCATCTCTTCAGACGATGAAGACTTCCGATGGATCGACGACTACTCCCAGGGCAAGGTGGAGGTCGGCCTGGACACAGGCGACCCCAAGCTCGACGAGTACTTCCGATACAAGAAGGAGTTCGTCATCGTGAACGGACACTCTAACGTGGGTAAGACCACCACCATGTTGTACCTGATTGCCAACTCTGCAGTCAGGCACGGATGGAAGTGGGCGATTTACTCTTCAGAAAACAAAACCGCATCCGTCAAGATGTCCTTGATGCAGTTCGCCATGGACAAGAAGGTTGCGGACATGACTTATCTCGAACGTAAACAAGCATACAAATGGGTAGGAAATCACTTTACCATCATCAACAACAATCAGATCTACACGTACGGAGACATCATTCTCTTTATGGAGAAGATTTTAAGGCAGCAGCCCTTGGACGGGATCTTCGTGGATCCGTACAACAGTCTCAAACTGGATATGAGGAACGCGAGCATCGGGGTACACGACTACCACTACGAGGCAGCGTCGGAGTTCCTGACATTCAGCAAGGCGAATGACGTAGCCGTGTGGTTGAACATGCACGCTGTCACTGAAGCTCAGAGGCGCAAGGGTCCAGACGGTTTGCCCGTTGCCCCCTACGCCGAAGACACAGAGGGTGGCGGAAAGTTCGTAAACAGAGCGGATTGCTTCCTCACGATTCACCGAAAGGTTCAATCGATGGAGCAAGACATCCGCAGGATGAGCGAGTTACATGTTCGAAAGGTGCGCGAGGTGGAGACAGGCGGTCAGCCTACTCCACTGGAGGATCCATACTGCATGCTCATGAACTTATCACACACAGGGTTCACGACACGCATTGGACAACGCGCTCTGTACAAGCCGATTACGTTTCCGAAGGAGGCTACGATGCCGATCAACCTGGACTTTGTTTCCACAAAAAGTTGATTTTGAAAAATAGCTGAGGTACCTTCGGTACATGAAACGTAAAAAGACAGGAACACGCAAGCGATCCAGCGCTCGCAAGAAGCAGCTGGGTCGTTATGCAAGTTCTCTTGAGAAGTACTGTGCAGATCAGCTAAAGGAATACGGGTTAGCTTTTGACTACGAAGAACACACCTTCGAGTTGATGGACCGATTCAGATTCCCCAACAAGTACTTCAAGATGACTGCGAAAGGTAAGGAGATGACGGACCGTTCAGGGTCCGTCGTACTCCCTATCACATACAAGCCTGACTTCGTAGGCAGGGATCACGATTGGATCATTGAGACGAAGGGTTACCTTCCCTCACACCATGACTTCCCTATGAGGTGGAAGCTTTTTCTTCGGCAATTAGTTGGAACTGACTCCAAAACGATTGTATTTTTAGCGAAGAATAGCGGTCAGGTAGACCACGCTATTCAAGAAATTCTAAAATCAATCAAGGATGGAGACATTTGAACTAAGTCATAGGATTCATACAGCGTGCGATCGTATCCACCAGGCTACGACAGACATGTATGAAGCCATGCACCCCGACGGTGAGCCTCACGGTGACCTACTCATTACCGAGCAGAACATCAGAGACTTCAGAGAGTGGGTCAACAATGAGATTGACCTGATTCGAGAACTCATCGGAGAGTACAGTGGCCAACATAGGCTCTAAACGCAGAGCTTATTCAGGCAGTACGGGAAGGGTAGCGGAGGTTAGGTTTGTGCGTGCCGCCAGGAGCAAAGGCTTGACCGTGACGAAGTCGTCACACACAGAGGACAGACACCATCACATCGATTACTGGCTTGCCATGTCACCAGAGGGCAAGAAGCATGGAGTGGATGTGAAGGGGAACAACCTACCAGATGAGATCTGGGTGGAGTTCAAGAACGTTAGAGGGAATCAAGGCTGGCTGTACGGCGGTGCAACGATCATCGCATTCGACATGCCAGAGGAAGGAGGATTCTCCATTGTAGATAGGCAAGAGCTTGCCCTGTTCTGCGAGAAGCACGTAAGCGACGAGCAGGTCAGGAACAAGAAGGATGCCTACCTAAAAAGATACACTCGCAAGGATCGAGAAGATGTGATAACCCGACTGAACTTACGCGATATCAAGACGTTACAGTCTTATAGAGTGTGGGAGTATGACACGGATTATTAACTATCTTCATAGTCCTTTTTTAATCACCACTTACAGTAACCCATGACTACCTCAATCTTTGACAAGAGGCTGAGCTACAAGCCCTTTGACTATTCTGAAATCACCGACCCCCTCATCAATGCGATGTGGGCAAGCCACTGGACACACAATGAATTTAATTTTAAGTCAGACGTCCAGGACTACCATACCAGCCTGACCGAACAGGAACGCGACGTGATCAAGCGTGCTATCCTGCTCATCTCCCAGGTAGAAGTGGCGGTGAAATCGTACTGGTCAAACATCGGCAAGCATCTGCCCAAGCCAGAGATTGCAGACATGGGTGCTGTATTTGGTGGCGTGGAAGTGATCCACTCCCGTGCCTACTCAGAGATCCTGACGAAGCTGGGGTTGGAAGAAGAGTTCACCACTCTTCTAGAGAATGAGCCTGTACTGAACCGCGTTACCTATCTGAACAAATACGTCGATCGCGTATATGAAGATGACAGGAAGCAGTTCCTCTACAGTCTCATCCTCTTCACGCTCTTCACGGAAAACGTCTCACTTTTCAGTCAGTTCTACACCATCCTTGGGTTCAACAGGTTCAAGGCCGTGCTCAAGGACACAGCCAACGTCGTGCAGTACACCTCGAAGGAGGAGAACCTACATGCAGAAGGCGGCATGGCTTTGGTCAATCAGATCCGAGCCGAACATCCTGAGTTGTTCGACGCGGATCTTGAGACACGCATCTGGGAAGAGGCACAAGTTGCGCTCGATGCAGAGCAGAGTCTGATCAGGTGGATATTGCAAGGCTTTGACAATGAGTTCCTTAGCGAGAGCATCCTGAACAACTACCTCAAGAACAGAGTGAACGAGAGCATGCGTCGCATCGGCTTCGCCTTCGAGTTCCCTGTGGATCCTGAGTCGCTAGGCGTTACAGAGTGGATGGACGAGGAGGTGTATGCGTCCGCGTTGTCTGACTTCTTTCACAAGAAGCCTATCGACTACGCAAAGAGCACCAAGAGTTTCACAGCAGACGAATTATTTTAATGTACAAAGATTTTTACTGGGTCACAGAAGAGACCCGTCAGTTTATGGAGAAGGGTTACCTTGACCCAGGCCAGTCGGTCGAAGAGAGGGTGAAGGAGATTGCCGATCATGCGCAGTCTATCCTTGAGCGGAACGGAACGGGCAAGTGGGACAACTTCAGCGACCACTTCTACGATTGCATGAAGCGTGGGTTCTTTAGCCTAAGCACCCCCGTGTGGGTGAACTTCGGCAAGGACAAGGGCCTACCCATCTCGTGCTTCGGAACGCAGGTGCAGGACGACACCTTCGACATCTTGCGTGGTGCCGCAGAGATCGGAGCCATGAGTAAGGTGGGAGGCGGTACTGCCACGTACTTCGGCAACCTTCGACCACGCGGAGCCAAGATCTCCAGCGGTGGCGAAACCAACGGTGCCGTGTCCATGATGGAGCTGTTCAACACCACCACCAATGTCATCTCACAAGGCAAGGTGCGACGTGGTAGCTGGGCCGCATACCTAGACGTAGAGCACCCAGACATCGAAGAGTTCTTGCAGATCCGCAGCGAGGGGCACCCCATCCAGGACGTGTCGTTTGCTGTGTGCATCAGCGACGAGTGGATGCAGTCTATGATTGATGGCGACAAGGAGAAGCGTGGCATCATGGCCAAGATCCACAAGAAGCGCAGCGAGACAGGCTACCCATACATCTTCTTCACGGACAACGTGAACAAGGCAGCGCCTGAATGGTACAAGGAAAACGACATGAAGATCAAGCACTCACAACTGTGCGCAGAGATCATGGAGTACACCGACGACACCAAGTCTTTCGTGTGTTGCCTGTCGTCCATGAACCTGCTGCACTACGACGAGTGGAAGGGATCATCGATGGAGTTCGATCCTGTATACATCCTGACATCCTTCTTGGACGCAGTGTACACTGAGTTCATCGACAAGGCGAAGGACATCCCCTTCATGGAGAAGGCCGTGCGCTTTGCCAGAGAGCACAGAAGCATCGGCATCGGAGCACTGGGGTATCACTCCTACCTACAGAAGAACCGCATTCCATTCGAGAGCATCCAGGCTAGGCTCATCAACAAGGAGATGTTCAAGGACATCGAGCTCAAGAGCATCGAGATGAGTCACGAGTTGGCCGATGAGTTCGGCAGGTCCAAGCACTCAGGATACAGGCGCCACAGCACCCTACAGGCTGTGGCTCCTACGACATCATCGTCGTTTATCTTGGGGCAGGTGTCTCCATCTATCGAGCCACTGCAGTCCAACTACTTCACGAAGGACTTGGCCAAGGGTAAGTTCACATACAAGAACCCGTACCTCAAGGAGGTGTTGGCCGAGTACGACAAGGACGATGCGGCTACATGGAAGAGCATCATGATGAAAGGCGGTTCTGTCCAGCACCTGGACTTCCTCACGCAGGACGAGAAGGACGTGTTCAAAACGTTCGGAGAGATCTCACAGATGGAGGTTGTTCAGCAGGCTGCCGATCGTCAGAAGTACATCGACCAGGGGCAATCTCTGAACGTGATAGTATCAGATGAGGTTAGTCTGAAGGACGTGAACCAGCTTGTCATCAAGGCTTGGGAGCTGGGCATCAAGACTTTGTACTACCAGCGAGGTGTAAACAAAGCGCAGGCAGTGGGACGTGACATCCTCAACTGTGCGGTTTGCGAAGGCTAACGTATATTCGTAGGGTTACACGGGTTTAGTTAGCTGTGGAACTTCGCTATTGGTGGAGAGGGGGCTTCGGCCCCCTTTCTTTTTTAGAAGTCGCTCATCAAGGCTTCATCAATAGCCTCTTGCACTTCATCGGCAGTAGTCTCCATCGTCATCATGATGTTGGCCTGGAACCTGGTCATCTCTTGTCCGTCATTGAACACCACGATGGTGGGGACGACCACGATCTTGTGTTGCTTCTGAAGGTCTGGAGAAGATACAATGTCGACGCGAGCCGTCTCGCAGTCGTTGAGACTTTCGATCCAGGGCACGCTGTTCTGTGCGTTGAAGCTCGCGTTGAACTCAACGACACACAGGCCTGACTTGCACACCGTCTCATCCTCTACAGCCCCCGCAAAGGTGGCCGCCAAGAGCAGAGCAAATGGTGCAGATAGGGTTGATATTAGATTCATTCTTCATCATCTTAGTTTGTCTATTTTCTCCTCGATCCTCTTGATGTCTTCCTTGATTTCAGCTACGTCATCTTGCGTTGTCATGATTGTCTGACGGACCAGCTGGTCTTTCATGTCAAACTCCATGCGCGAGATCACGGGTTCGGGTGGGGCAGGCAACTCCTTTGCCTCTGCAATATCTGCTTGCAAAGCAAACCACATGGCTACGATTGTGCCAATACCCGCAGCTAGCATACCTATAGTTTTTAAGTCTAGCGTAATCTTAGTGTCCTCCCCAATCTGCTGAGCCATATCAGATAATTACATAGTTGATTCCCAGAGAGAAGTCATGCCATGACCTGTCCCAGTACTTGTGATACTTTCCCTCTGCGAATACCCCGAAGCTTTTGTTAAAACGTTTTCCAAAGATAAGGCCTCCAGAATAATCCATCCACTGATCACTGTTCACGAACCTGTGGTAAGAGTACTCCCCGTCGGTGTCCAGGTGATACGGGATAACGTTGGCCCATGTATGTACCCAGAAGTTCTTGGTGAAGTGGTAGTAGTCGAACCCAAGTACCACAGAATGAACCCATTGGTTGGGCAATTCACTTCTCTTCTCCGCTACATAGTTCTCAAGAAACTCAGGAACAACGACCTGTTCCCATACGTCATAACTATTTGCCACGAGCTCACCGTCTGGAGAAAAAAACTCACCCGTATTTACATTGATGTTGTATCCTTCTTGCAGTGCCAGTGAAGTAAAGTGAAGTTGATTGTTGTCAAGCAGCCACTCATTTAGAGGGTCGTATCCGTATGGCTCAGACAGTCTCTGCATGACGCCAGCGTTCAGGGACAGCTTCCCCAGCTTGACTCTTGCTCGCTGTGATGCTTCGAAGTATCTCACGTCTGCGAATCCATCCTGCAGGAACTCCACCTTGCCGATCCACTTGTCAGCCACGTATCTCAGGAAGTAGTCTTGGTCTAGGTAGTTGACACCCTGCTGTCTCCTGTAGTCACCCTCGAACAGGAACTCAAAGCCGCTCACCTTTCCAATGGTGGCGGCGTCTCCGTATGACTTCTCCGTTCCGTTGTAGAATGTGTTGGCTCTGTTCTCGTATCCAAAGCGTGCGATCTTGCGAACCCCTGCAGTAAACGAGTAGTCGAACGGAGTCTCAACAACGTCTGTCTCCAATCCGTTTGCAACAGAGAACACCTCTCGATCTGACAAAGAGTTTCCCCCACTGAAGGCGGTGTAGAAAGTTGCGAACTTAAATGCTTTCTTCAGTGACTGACCAGAGACGCTGAGGCTCAGCATCATCAGGATTATGGATGTAATATATCTCATTGCTTGATGATTCGTTCTACACTAATCCTTCCCTTGTAATTTACAACAACCTCATAAACCCCGTTAGGAAGCGATTTAAGATCGATATGCCCCGATGTAGTGCCAGATACTACGATCTGACCAGAGGCGCTGTAAACGTCTGCAAATGCTCCGACAGGTGCCTGGAAGTTGATGACACCTCTAGTGGGGTTGGGCCATAACTGAATGTGATATAGCCCATAGCTCTCCACGCTAGTCACACCCTGGCTGCAGTACTCGTACATCTGGATACATACCTCATCCCATCCTACTTCGCAGCAGTAAGGGTCAACCTCGATCACCCACGAGTAGCAGAAGTCGTTGGCCCAGTATGGTTCCCCTGGGCCAGTGATACATCCAGCATCGTACAAGCATTCATCGCTTGTCATGTTGGCATCGGGGTTGTAGTTGTGCGCATCAATGTCCATGCATCCAGAAACTGCGGGGATGCAGGAGTCCTCTAGCTCAGTGTTGGCATCTTCGTCATAGTTGATTGCATCTGGGTCCATGCAACCGTAGATGTAGGGGATGCAGCTGTTGTTCTCCGTGTTCGCCTGCTCGTTGTAGTTGAACATCGTAGGGTCAGTGCATCCAAACACAACCTCCTCGCATTCAGCTGGATCGGTAGCCACCTCGTTGTAGTTGAAGGCGGTGGGGTCTTGACATCCGACGACTTCGAGTTCGTTACATACACCGTCCCCATCTGTATCGTTGATGCACTCGTTGTCGCATCCGTAGTACTCGATAGGGAACGTGCAGTCACCGTCTACGTTTGCCTCTGGGTTGTAGTCGCACGCGAAGCTGAGCGTGCATCCCACGATGGCAGGCTCGCAGAAGTCTCCGCAGACAGGCACCCCTTCGTACTTAAACGGGAACTTCTTGATAGCATCTGACCACGGGTTGGTTCCGCCCTCTACGAATACACCATTAGGTCCGTCGAAGTAGAACCCGCATTGATTGGCTGTAGTCTCTGCGTTGCCTTGCGTAAAGAACATGACGTTGACTGCCTCTCCAGAATACAAGGGGATCTGAATCTCCTTCTCAAACTCATCGGCAGGATACATGGTGAAAGGCCCCCAGGTCTCGTCACCTTGCTGAACTCCAAGCCAGCTTCCGAACCATCCATCACCTGCTCCGTCCGTAAGTGTCAGAGTAAAGTCACAGTTGTCCTCTGTCTCCAGTGTGTTGGCATTCTCGTTAAAGTTAATTGACTGAGAATCAGTACATCCTAAGATAACTTCTGTCTGGCAACTGCCGTCGTCAATCACAGCGATGGGGTCATACTCAGTAAACCACGGGTCGGTGCAGCCTTGAGGAATGGGAGGAAGGCATGGCTCTACGACAATGATGTCGCTACCAATGCTCTCGTACTGAGTGGTGTCGCCAACGTAGAACAGCTCGTCACCGCAAAGGTTGGCCACCAGTAGGTTACCATCGACACCGCCGTAGCAGCTGCCGCACATGCCGTCACCGAAGGCGTCGTATACGTTCACCTTGAACTCCGACCCCACAGGTAGACATACCGTCTCCACAATGGGAGCCCCTACAATAGAATAGCCTGACCCCTCTGCAACCACCTCACCGTCTGGGAACGTCATCAGATCCCAGCTGATCTCAGCTGCATAAGTATCAGGCGTAACTGTAACAAGGATGTTACTGTACTCTTCTTCGCATTGTACAGGTGGGAAGTCGCAAGGTGCAGGAGCGTTGGCCCATGGGTGGTAGTTGATGGCACCCGACTGCATGCAACCAAAGATAGGCGGTGGGCAAGCCAGCACTTCGAATGGAATGGTTTGCTCTGACGTACTGAAGTCGTATACCGTAGTGTCTAGGGCGCAAGTGTTTACAGAAAACCATCCCTCACCATAGCCACAGCAAATGCCGTCACCGAAGGAGTCGTAGATGGTGAAGGTGTAATCGCCTAACGGCAGGGGAAGGAACGCCTCGACGTAGGGGTACTCTCCTTGCAGAGGAGCGGACCCTGCAACGATTGCGTTGCTTGAGTCCCGCACCAACCACGTAGTCTCTTCCCCGTATGCGTCGCCTTGGATCGCAATAGACACCCATCCCTGCTGCGCTGTTGCAAACAGCGGCAAGAACATCAACAGTAAGGCTCTCATTTCTTTGCCTTCTCGATAGTTCTTCCTGCGAAGTATGCACCAAACGCAGTCAACATGAGGATTTCAAGCAGGGACACGTAGCTATCCTTTACATTGAACGGTAGATTATCAAGGGAGTCAAACACCATGGTGAGCATGAACATTGCCATCAGGCAGATCAACGTCACGGGTCTGATGAGCTTTGCAAGCTTCACATCACTACCCATATCAGCCTCCCATCTGCGCGTGACCGCATCCTGATACTGAAGTTCAGCATCCACAACTGCGTCTGCATCTTCATTCTTAACCTCTGGCTCTTTGTGAAGCAGGTTCTTTACGATGCCGAGCGCTCCTTTATCAGGGAGCAGCTCGCCTACCACACCCAATACTGCAGGTGCCTTGTCCGCCATCCACTTACCGAGGTTGGTGTCTTTGATTTTTTGTTGTTCTTTCATTCTCTTCCTAGTGCTTGCCTCACTGTCATCTCTGGGATGAGACCATGAGGTCTTGGGTTAATGTATTGTCCTCTAAGTTCATAGTATCTGGCGTTGAAGTATACGAGAGTCTTCTTCTCTTCCTCTTCGAGCAGATACAAAACGTTGTTCTTTTTGATGTAGTCCACGTCGGACTGTCTGAGATTACGACGTGCCTCTCTAATCTGAGACAACATGTCTGTCGTATTCTTGAGCGTCTCCTCCAGAGCCTGGACCCCTGTAAAGTCCACGCCATCCACATCGACATCCTCACCCTTGGCGTACGCCTTGGCCTGTGCCATGTGCTGTTCGACATCGAGTCGGTTCTGATCGAACATGTCGTAGTCGTAGAACCTTGACGCCTCACCCAGAATGATCTTCGCAAACGGGATCTCGTTGCGTCGGATGATGGGCTTCTCTGTCTCGACCAGTGCCTGCAGGAATCCTACGTTGTCGTCCGTCTCGTTGATGGCGTTCCTCACGATAGCGCCTCCTGTCACGGACAGGTCGACCACGTCACCCGCAAACTTACCCGCACCACCGAGGAGAGATAGCATCAAATAATAGTATGGGTCTGGGTTGAAGTCACCCTTGCCCGAGATATACTCCTTACCTCCTGTCATTTCGTTGAGGTACTTGTTCATCTCCACAATAAACTCGGGGGCTCTGAACGAGAGCGTGTAGTCTGGCACTTCCGTCCCGAACGGGTATTGCTCCTGGTACACCTTGCCTCCGAAGTATGTGGAGTTGAAGGCCACCTCCGTGGCAGGCTTCAGGAACGTAGGCATCATCGTAGATACGCCAGCCTGGATCAGGTTGTCACCCTGCCCGAAAGAGATCGGAGAGAACGAAGACTGCGCAGACAAGGCGAGGAACATAGCCCCATCGTCAATGTCGCGCACACCCAACGCCAGCTCCGCAGCAATCATGCCTGTGTTGTTGAACAGGTTCATGCCGTACGGGAGCGGGATCGTGATGTAGTCCTTCGGACCAGTCATGATGATCTGGTTGCGCTGCTTCTTGTAGTCGGCGATCTCTTTCTTGTACCACAATTCATCGTCGTCGTCTCTCGCAGACACGAGGATGTTGAGAGCGGTCTGCATGAACGAGAACATGGTTACGCCGATACCCAGCTTCTGAGCTGACGTGATTCTAGACCTGGATGGCTGCTGAGGAACCGCTTCCTTGAGCGTTCCAAACGATCTGGTGAATCTAGCCGAACCCTGCACCGCTGCGTTGAAGAACAGGAACCATGCGTTGATGGACGGGGTAAGCTCTCCACTCTTGTTGAAGTTTACCGTGATGTTCTTCGACAACTGTGCAGCTCTCTGTGGCGTAGCCCCTGCCTTGCGTGCTTCGATGTACGCAGAGAGTCTGATTGCATTCTCGAATGCCTCGTTGACTCCCTCTACGTACTCACCCACGGCACCGAGAGACTTGCTCCAGATCTTGGCGATGGCCTCACCAGCTCTTGACTTGCCGACTGTCTTGTCGTTGAGGTCTGACACCACCTTGTTGAGCGTGTCGGAGTAGGACCATCCAGTCCTACCTCCTGCCTTCTTCCACTCCTCCATGTACGCGATGAGCTCGGCATCCATCGGGAGGCCGTGCGCGTCTGCGAGAAGCGCCTTCAAGCTGGACATTGTGGTGCGCATCAGCGCTTTGTTGAACTCCTTGGTAGTCAACCCCATGCCAGACATGATGCCTCCCTCTCTGTCGATCTCTGCGGCAGCGTTGTATACCGCTGACTGGAGATCTCGCAAGAAGTTGGGGATGAAAAACGCAGGGTTCCACACGGTGTATGAGTTACGCAGGAAGCCCACGTACTTGGCAGCTTGCTTCGATGTGAAGTCAAGCTTCTCCAATGTCATACCGTTCAGGGCTCTGGCGTAGTCCTTGTTCTTGAATCTGATGAAGTGTTGGACACCGTTGATTCTCAGTGGCACGGTGTCCTCTCTTGCGAACATGGCCTCGTCACTGAGCTTGACACCCATGGAAACGAGCCTGCTGTCTGGACCGTGGACACTCCACACGGCGGAGTTCGGATTGCCCTTGACCAAGTTATAGAGAGACAACATGGCCTGGTCCTTACGTGCTTTCTGCACGGTGGCCGCTGCCTGCATGACTACGTTACCGAAGATGTTGACTCCAGTCTGCGTGCTACGACCCTTGGCTTTGCGTACCGACGGGCCGTAGATGGCCATGCCCGCACCACCCGAAGGGTATGCCGATGTAGACGCATCCATCTGATCCTCTGCCAGTCCGTTGAGTGGGACGTAGTACTTGAATCTCTTAGCCCATTCGTCGACAACCTTTCTGGTTTCGAGACCACCCTCGACCATGTACTTTCGGGTGAAGGCGATCATGTCGTACACTTTGGAGGCTACGGCTCTCATCTCTGGAGAGTCGAGTCTGTCCAAGATATCCTGTGCCTCCTGGTCCGACATGCCCGACCCCTCGGTAATGCTTGCGTCTCTGGTCTGGATGAATGCATTGCGCTCCGCAGCGTGACGGGCGTATAGAAAGTCTGACAGATCCTCAGCTGAAATGTCGTATGCCTTGACCAAGCCGTTGATCTCATCGACCATGCCTTCGATCTGTTCAAGATCGTTTCGGACCAGACCGTAGAACAGGTCCATCGCCATCTCGAAGTCTTGAGACTGAATAACCTTGTTCCCCTTGAACACCTCGACGTCCTGCTGTAAGAGCATGACGTCTGAGTATTTGTCTTGCAATCTCATTGCAAGTCTCTGAAGCACAGCGCCATACGGAGTGGCAGTAGAGGCGGTCCACTTATCCCGACCCTGAACATACGCCCTGCCCAAGAGTCTTCTGGACTCAAGCTTGGCACCCTCCTTCTTCTTCACGCCAACTGCGATGTCCCCAGCAAATGGCTGAAGACCAATAAGCCCCGTGGTCTTTTGCCTTGCTTCGACTTCACCACTTGCCTTCTCCGTGATTGTGTTTGAGGGGATCGCTCTCTCGAAGACGACGGGGATGACCTGTCCTCCGTCTACGTACGTTCCTGTGGTGTAGGCCATGCCGCTCCTGAAGTTGGTCCACTTCTTCTTGCCAGTCGGCAAGTTGGCGACCTCATCAACACTCTCAAACCACTGCACTTTTTCTCTCTCTCCCTTCGGGACAAACGACGCAGAGAAGATGTCTCCTGCCTGCCCTTTCTTCAATGCAGGGTCGTTAACTGCATCGAGGAACTGTTGCCTTCCTACGAACCCTTTCTGAGACCCAAGCCCACCCTTGGTTTGAAACACTTTGTCGAGCACACTTCCTCGGATAGCAAACCCGAGGCGCCCCCTCTTGTTTTGAAGCCTCTTGAGTACATCGATGACCGCCTCCTTCTGAGCTTTGGCATCTAAGGCGGTATCAATCTGCATGACATTGTCCTGAATCGTAATGCCTGGAGTCGTGCTGTTGATGCCGAGGAATCCTCTGAGTGTATATCCAAACTTGTTGGACATCTTCACCACCTCACTCATGTACTCCTCCGAGTTCTCTACTGCGTTGGGAATGTACTTGCTGAACTCTGAAGTAGACGCCTGATTGTTAAACAGAGCGTTCAACATCTTGACAGCCTGAGCGACGCGAGGATCGGTGGCTTCCATGCCGCTGATGTAGTCAATCGTAATCTGCATAGCGATGTTAAACACTGCAGGGTTACCCAAGCTGTTCTCCTCGTTAAGCAAAGCGAACAGTGCCATGTAGTGCTTCTCGTCTGACTCTCTCGTGTAGTTGGCCAGCTCCATGGCGGACTGAGGGTTGGTGTTAGTGTGCAGTATAGGCACGCCCAATGCGTTGGCCCTTGCCGCACCGAGCGGACCGCCTGCAAGTTGAAACTCAGCAACCGTCTTCTTACCGTCGACCTCAATCTCAAGCGATACAGTACCAAAGCGTGTCCAGTCCAGGTTGTGTACACTGACCTGAACATCTTCTGATCTCACACCCTGAGCCTCAAAGAATGCAGGGAGGTCTGCGTAAATAAACTTACCGACTCCTCCTCTGCCTGCGGCTTTCTTGCCGAGCTTTCTAAGCTCAAGTCCTTTCGGTGCGTCTGGCCCGAGGTCCATGATACCCTTCTCGCCCTGCAGTCCCTCGTCGAGGAGAGCCAGCTTGTCAAGAGCTGACTCCATCTCGACGGCTGTGAGCAGAGAGAAGCTGCTGTACCTCATGTTCCTACCCTCCGACCCCATCGGGAAGAACTCCCATGGTCTCATGCCGTGACGCTCTGCACCTTCTGCAAGCTGCGTGAGCAGCTCTCTTCTAGAAGGCACTGTCTCGCCAGCTCTGTTGAAGATGTCCTGGTTGTCCTTAGGGTACAACCACTTTGGTACGTTTGGTCTGAACCTAGAGTCCAGGTCGGTCACTGGGTTCAGTGCGTATGCCTTCGCGTTTCTCAAGCCTGCACGCAATACAATCACTTGATCATCCTCAGACAATGAGTAGAACTCGTCTTGAACGTATGGTCCGTTGGGTAGGAATGCAGCCCAGTTAGATACAGTAGCAAGGTTAGACGCCCTGTGAATGTCTTGGATCTTTCTTCTCGCACTTACCATCTCTGCAGTCAGGGCCGATCTCTTGCTCGCAGAAGCCACTTGGTTGGAGATCTCTTTCTGTACCCAGGTTCTAGGCTGTGGTACTGACATAACCTTTAAGTCTCCAGTTGCTCTGTCGATTACAGGCTTTGGTGACTTGACGTTAAACGACCTCCCGTCCTTGACGTAAGTCACGTTCATCATACGCTCTGGAGAAACGCCATTACCAGTGAGCTTGGCGTACAGATTTCTGTAGTGGTTGTAGTCCTTGACCGTTGTCGTGACCTGTCTCGATCTTGTGTAGAACGAACCTTTCGCCGAGTATGTTTGAACTACTTCCTTGTAGTGGATCTCCGTGTTCTCCAGGTAGGTAAACTTTTTACCGAGGTTCCTTGACTCCATCGCGTTCTGGTTCTCGCCTTCTTGCGTTGGGTCGAACTGATTCTCTGGAATGTTTTCGGCTTCCTCTTGAAGTCTGTCGTGCTCGGCCTGCGCCTCGAAGTCCGCCTTGCTGAACCGTCCGAAGTCTCCAGTCTTGGCCAACTCTCTTGCGTGATTTTGGATCACGGCAAGAGCGTCTACGTCGTTTACACTCAGCCCCCGCTTTGTGAATCCAAAGAAATTTTGAGAACTACCCAGGACTCTGGTAACCTCGCCTCCGAGATTGATGTAACCAAACGCTACAGCCTGCATGTAGTTGTTGATGATCTCTTTCTCCAGAGAGGCTTGATCGTAGTCTTTGTAGTTGTCGCGTACTGCTTGGATTAGATTAGCTACCCCTCTCTCTGTCTGAGCCAGGTTCTCAATAGCTGCAAGTAACTCTCCTCTCCTTGCACCGTCATTCACTAAGTCTCTAAACTTAAAGTGACCGATCTCGTGGAGGAGTTGCTGAGAAACGTCAAGTTCTGTAGAACTTTCGTCGATCACGATATGAACCTCATCTTGAACGCCATTATCTCTCTGCTCTTGAGAGGCTTCGAGATAGGCTGCATCCCCCTTTACATTGACAGACTTACTAAATGAATCTCTGTCTTTGTGAATGACAACACGCACCTGACCTTTAGATTCTTTTGCGTACTCGATAGCCCTGTCCACAATGGTGGCTTTGTCTGTACCGAGCTCTGCGATTTGCTCTTCGGTAAGGCCGCCGATAAGCTCCCCCTCTTGATCCGTGAACAGAACAAATCCGTTTTGCGCGCTCTCCGTAACAGAATCCAGAGTACCCTTGTTAGGATCTGATATGAGTCTACCTGTAAGCCTTGAGTAACCTAGATTCGCAGTCTCTTGAATGACTCTTTTTCTGAATCGGTTGTCTTTCTGTGCTTCCCTGAACTCTGCCTTCTCCTTATCTGACAGCTTGCCGTACTGAGCGTCAAGACGAGAACCGTATCCCTTTGCAAGCTTGCCGTCTGCAGTTCTAGCTGCACCGTTCTCATCGATGGTGATGCCTCGCTCGTCAAATGACAACACCCAGTCATAAAACTTGTCAGCGTTGTCACGCTCCATCAGTTCTGCAAGGATGTCAAACCTTCCTTCGTCGAACAACTTGGCGTACACACCAGAAAGATCCTCTCTATTCTGAAGCTCCGAAGTAACTAGACCTTTGATTTGATCCATTACCTCTTGCTCCTCCTTGTTTAGGTCGAGCTCGGAAACATCCTCCCCTCTCTCCAGAGCGGCCTTCATGTCTGCAGTCAAGTCAACCTGTCTCTGCTTGAGCAGATCTGACAGCTTAGTCTGTGCTTCTCTAAGAGCTTTTGTTTTCGCAGCGTTGCCCATGCCAGACATCTGACCAGACTTGACAAGAGACTGGTGGAATGCAGCGCGTGCTCTAGCTCCGAATGCGTCAGAGATCTTCGCTTTCTCTAGTCCAAGCTGAGTGGCGGCGATGGCGTCCTGCACGAGGGCGCCTCCGCCACCAAGATAGAGCGTAGAGTACATGCCGATCTTGCCGTCGTGATGCATGATATCGAGCATCTGCTCTCCGTCAATGCGCTCCCCAAGAGCTATACGATCTGCGATATATCCCAAACCACCAGTGGTTCCTTCAGCTACGTACTCACCTGCCGCGTTGACACCCATGTATGCAGACCTACCTAACAGCCAGTCTCCGATTGCCTCAGTAGACGTTCTGTTTCTTACGCCTGTAAACTTGCCTCTATTGAACACGGCTCTGTACCTGTCGTACGCACCCCTTGAGAACGCCTGGGCACCTGCCTTAGTCCCTACACTGTTGATGATTCTGCCTCCGCTGGCAAGAAGGTAGAACTGAGCCGCCTCACCTGCACCTTCTGTCGCACCCTTGACCTGAGCGTACATCTTTCTTTGAGTCTCCGACATGTCGTCGAACCTCGGGTCCATGTAGGTGTCGTAGTACGACCGTGCAGACACAAGGCTGTGAGTCCATGCGCCGTTGACTGCCGCACCGACGGCGGCATTACCACCCGTAAGAACGGTGGCACCAAGACCTAGGGCTTGGCCAGACAGAGACTGAGGCAAAGATCTGATAGCAGGCGCGTGGAATGTTTCAAATTCCACGTCGCTCTTGATCTCGCTTTGCAGTCTGTTGAACTTGTTCATCAACTCGCTGCTGCTCAGCAATGCGTTGTCTCCAAACTTATCTACGAGCTCCGCACCAGATGCGTACTTCGTTCTCTGATCTTGGAGCTCCTGGATTTTCTCGTCTTTCGCAACGTCTCTAAGCCTGAGCTGTCTCTCCCTCTCTTCTCTCTGCTCCTGCGTATATACTGCTGGTGTAAATGCAGGACCCATTGAAGATACTCCAGCAACCTCGAAGCCTCCCGTAGCCGTTGCAAGGGCGTCGAGGCTCTTGTCGAAGTCGATCAATCCCTGCTTGAAGGCAATCTTCTTGTCGGTAAACCTCTTGTTTCTTTCGCCTACCGCACTGTCCATGTCGAGCAGCAGCTTCACGGAGTCTTCTCCGAAGTAAGATGCGGCAAGAGCAGACTGCTCGTCGGTCATGAGATCCTCCATTACCTTGAGCTCCATGTACTTCTCGTACTCTACATACTCTTGCTCTGGATACAGAGACTTGAACTCCTCCTCAGAGATCATAATGTTCTCTCTGACATTCTTTGCTAGCTTGTCCATCCAGACCGTAAGTCTGGCGTCATTGAGTTGCCTTTCGGAGTATGGTGTTTGATTCTTCACCATGTTCTCCTTCATGTCCTTGTAGGCGTCGTCGATCTCAGCCATCAATTCTCTCCTCTCAGCGACAGTCATGTCCCTGAGGCCCTTCGCTCTTTTGATTCCGAACCCGTCCATGAGGTCGTTCACCGCAGAAGAAAGCTGCTGTGTGGTGCGACCCACGGAGTTGCGAAGAGCCATGGCGTTTTCGATCTTCTCGACATTGAGTGCCACCATCTTCATGGCTTCAGGGTCCAACGTCTCCTTCATCCACTTCTCTCCGAGAGCTGTAGGCACCACCTCCGTCTTGGCCTGGTCCACCAGGTAGCCTGCCTGGTCGATGCCCCTGACGATGTCATCGGTCATGACCTTCTCGAAGTACGGGAGTGACTTGCCCTCCTTGTCAGGAGCCATAGAGAACAACAAGTCGGTCCCTCTGATAGCACCGACTTGGGTTTTGTTCATCCCTGGAAGATTGAACTGGTAATCCTCTGCGTCCTGCAGTTCGACCTTGTCCAGTGCGTAGACGTCAGAGTCTTTTTTGACGAAAGAGAATGCGTCGTTTAGGCTGGATGGTGTGGCCACCCGCATGAGCGCACTTGAGTACTCCTGTCTGTACTTGTTCTGCTCGTCGATGGACTTCTTGTACGAGTCGAATGATTCACTGTATGGATTCTGTACATCCATAGTGAACGCATCGTTTGCTGCGCTGAGTTCTTCCTGACTCTGGAAGCCACCCTCTGGTGTGGCGGCCAGCATGTACTGATCGTATGCGTCCTGCATACTCTCGTACTGATTGTTGAACGTGGATAGAATCTCTGGCATCTCCACGTCCTGGGGCATCGTGTACCCCAACCCCTCCATCTGCTCCTGCACATTTGCAGGGAGGAGGGAGAAATCAAGAGTGGGCTGAATACCCGAGCCTGTAGGTGCGTCTTGAGGTAGTGGCGTATACGCCGACGAACCCAGCTGAGAAGCTGAGTCCGAGCTTGAAAGAACGGGGACTCCTGGGAATACTCCGTCCTCTAAAAAAAAAAGAATCCTCCTCGGGTTCGATCCCGTTTAGAAAGTCAAGATTGTCAGACATCTAAATGCTTTTTACAAATATAATAAATTATTGAGGCATCGACGCGGCGATCTGCGCCTGCTCGTCGTTGAATGCCTCAAGAATATCCATACCCTTGGCCGCTGCCTGAACCGTGTCGTCGATTCTATATCCCTTGATGTATGCAAGCTTGGCCAAGATGGACATGTATTCTGGATTGCGCACATTCCTGCCGTCCTTCATGAGTGTCGGTGCAACCATGATGTTTGAAGTACGCTTCTTGCGGCTGATCTTAGCCGCGTCTGTGGAAAGCCCCAAGGCGATGAGGTTTGCCCTACGTGCCTGAAGCTCTGGGTCGTTGGCAAGTTCGTCTCCAGTCAACTCGAAGTACATCTCGGCATCGACAAACAGGTTTTTCTGCGTATCCAGGGCGACGGACAGCACCTTGTACTGGTCGCTGACCTCGTTGTATCTAGGATCGTCTGCGGTCTGCGGGACGTAGCTCCTCTTGATCATCATGCTGGAACCGCCTGCGCTTGTAGACGGGACGAGCATGTTTGTAATCCCCTCTGCCACAGGCTGGCCTGTAGAGCCTGGCCCCATCTCACCGTAGAATGCGTAGTTGCTGGGGTTAAATGTAGAGAACGAAGGCATAGGCTTGATCTTAGTTCCAGACTCGTCGCTCTTAGCCTGCAGGTTACCGACAAGGAACCTCATCGTTTCGTCTACATACTCCCTGACATGGATAGGAGCTGCGCCCTCTTGAAGGGACGCAGCGTCTTCCTGGATGGCGGCCTGTGCAGCATTGCCGTAATTCTCGTTGAATACGTTCAATGCCGTGGCCTGTACCGATGGGTTCTGCATGGCCGTGGCCGTGACCCACTTGCTGAGCTGCTGCACCTTCTGATCGTAGCTGGTGCTCTCGTCTTTCTTGAGTCTGGTGGCGGCTGAAGCGAACTCCTTGGAGAACTTTCCAGGCAAGAGGTTGGCGTACGGTGCTGCCGTAGGAGAGAAGAACTCCTGAGACCCACGGGTAGGAGACATAGAGGCAAGACCAAACAGGTCCTTGCCGTCCTGACCTTTGAGGCGGTTTCCGTTGATGTCCGTGTAGTAGGCGTAGGTGTCTCCGTTCGCGTCAATCCTGATAGATTCTGGGTCGATGCCCGACATCTCCCACATCATGGCCTTCTGATTGAAGGTGTCCATGCTGTCCTTCAACTCCAACTCGTTGTTGGTCCACTGCTTGGTCCCCGTAACCCAGCCCTCCAGGTTGGATCTGGAAGTATTCACGTTATCTGCGTGATTCTTGAGGGTGGAGTGCAGTGTCTTCAGACCGTTGATGTCCTCGGCAAACTCTGCCGTATTGCCTCCCGTGTAGTAGTAGTTGTTGATCCTACTCTTCACCCAGTCCATCTTGTTCCCGAACGTCTGCTTGTCGATCTCTGACAGGTCTGCCACGTCGAACCCAAGCGTCTCCTTCTGCTGCTTTTCAAGCTGCTTCTGACGGTCCTTTGCAAGATTAAACTCCATCGCCGCGCGTTGACGGCGCTGCTGATTGACGATTTCGATCTGCTGATCAATCGCATCAGAGAAGCTTACAGGGCCTAGCTGAGGCTTGAGGTGGTCGTAGTACTTTTCCTTTGCCATTATGCTGCGTAATCGTCGTCAAACTGTGGCTCGTCCAAGAATCTAGCGGCCTCGTAAAGTGCCAACAGCTGATCGTATGTAGGGTCGTCTCTGTCTACGTTGTCGTACGCCTCTTCCAGACCATCCGCCTGCTCGGGGTTGAGCACGAACTCACCTCCCGTCTGGCGGATGCCAGTGTCCACCAAACCACCCTCTGTCTGGGCCATGAGAACCATGTCGTTGGTGTCGTGATCGAACTCTCCTGGAGTCTTCTGCACCTTCATGCCTTCCTCGGCCTGGAAGATATTGGCACCCAGGTTCTGGAAGAAACCTGCGCCCTCTCCTGCAGCGGTGGGGTCGTAGTTCGTAATGAACTTACCCACGCCCTTGCCGATGTTTGAGGTTCCAGCCTGTGCGAGTTGCTGCCCCATAAGTGACTCTCTCTGAGCTGCTTCGAGTTGCTGCTGCGCAAGGTCCATCTCCGTACCCAGGGCCTGTTGTTGCTGAGCGTATTCGTTGAAGGCGTCCTGCTGACCGAACTGCATACCCTGCTGAAAGGCTTGTTGTCCCTGAGCCTGATTCTGCTGCTGCTCTCTGGTCTGGGCCTCGGCCTGCATGCGTGCTACTGTGGCGGGATCTGCGCCAGCTTCGATGGCTGTCTTCGCAGCTGCCAGCTCCTCCGAGGGATCTGGCTGAAACTGTTGACCCAGGATTGCCGCGTTCCTGGTGGCCGCCGCAAGAACCTCGTCGCTCATCATGCTCGGAGCAGTGAGCTGGCCCATGCGAGACTGGATGTCATCTACGTTGGCGCCGAGCTCCTCGATCTGCTGTTCGGCCCCACGCTGCATGCCGCGACCTCGCAAAAGATCCACAACCCCAGCACCCGTACTCACCAGACCCTGACTCCTCTGCGTCTGTGGGCTCTGGATAGACGCCAAGTACTTTAAATACTGCTCGTTCATACTACAAATTTAGTTATTTTGACCCAAACTGTGGTCAAGGTTTGTGTTGTGGTGGTCCACGTTGATCGCAAACAACTCAAAGTCCACAGGATTTGCAGTTACTTTGATCTTGAGGTAGTCCCCACGAAGCGGTCTCCCAGATGACAGGTCGATGGCGTATAGCTGCACCTCCCGCTGGCCGTTGAGTTCGATCGCGGGTGGTGTTTCTTCAGAAGTAAACTTCTGTACTTGAAGCCTCCCGTCATAATTCATGCAAAAGATAGCGAATCCAGCAACATTGCCGTCCAGGAATGATTGATATCCTCCCTGAGATGTGCCATACTGTGGATTCTTTCTAAGCACCGCCAGTTCTTTATCTGCCTTCGTAAACACAAGCGGACCGTTTACGATCTGAGAAGATACGGTTTTAAGATTCATGCCCTCTCCTCTCTGGATCGCCTCCACCGTAAAGTCCTCGGCGCTGATGCTGCCGATGTGAACTAATCTTGAGTTGCGCAGGTCCGAAGTCCTGGGCACCTCTGCGTAGAAGTCGTTCTCTTTTTTTGTGAACACAGACGTCGCAGCCCCTTCGTCTATCGTTTCGAAGTCCATGCGCCAGCTGGCGTCCACTGGAGTCTCCAGCGATACCGCCTCGAAGTTCTTTGTTGCCGACGGATTGTTGTTGGACACCACCTCGAACTCGGTGTTGTAGCTGGTTCCGTAGAATTTATTGCGATTGGTATTGTCGACGTCGTGTCTCCATGCTCTCTTGTCGTGGCCCAGATCGCTCGTGGGTAAAGACACGAGCTGCTGGTCCACATGAAAGTAAGCGTTAGGCTCGAAGCTATATCTCGATGTCCATCTGTTTGACGTTGTAGAAAATGCTATCGTCATGGTTGTTCGTTGATGTATTCACTTAGCCAGTCGTCGTAACGAGGCCAAGCGGCGGGCCAGGGTGGTTGTAATCCGTCCTGCGACACCCAGCTGATTTTGCTGTAGTCGATGTTGGGGCACGTGAACGAAGCTATCTGACCGCCATTGATGGCTTCCACCAAGGCGTTTCGAATATCGGCAATAGCTTGTGCCGCCTCCTGCTCTGAGAGTGATTCAAAAGTTGCGAGATTGGGGAAGTATTCGTAAACGGCTTGACCTCTGTCTTGCCACCAGATTAGAAGGTCAAATAAGAGTTCAAGCTCGCTGTAGGTCTCCTGGGAAATAGTTCCTCCTGCATCAAAATATGACGGAGGCAGAAGCTGCCAAAGGCCAATCTCGGGATGACAGATGGGCCAGTTGACGCTCTCTCCGAGTACCTCTATTGTAACAGGCAATTCACCGATGTTGTTGTACTCGTTCTCTGTCTCCACGTCTCCCAGGATTGAAACAGTACCGAACATATCTTGCTGATACTCATCGTGTAGTGGCGACAGCGCGTTTGTCCTGAACTGAGATCCCGCTTCTGCAGACACAGAGATGGTTGAGTTCCATGAAGCAAGAACATCTCCTACAAATAAATCATTATAAGTTTGAAGATCGTCTGGAGAGTTGATGTCGATCGGGAACTGGATAGGCACGACCTCTTCATAAACATCTCCATCTTCGAAGTCTGCCTGCCCGTTTACGCCAGATCTGTAGATATTCACATCAAGCTCTAGCTTAGGCGAAGAAGTATTAGGAAGTGAAAGAAAGATCGGAGCAGGTGTATTGCTAAACACATTGGTCAGCGGGCCACCGCTTACAGACTCAACAAAATTGCTCCCTTTCCAAGAGAATAGACTGTCTGGATTGTCTACCTGAGGCCCGAATATAGACTCAGCCTTTTGATCGTCCGCTTCGCTTGTGGTGACGAAACCGTCAAATTCTGGGGTGGCCAGGGTTACATCGTATCTGTCTATCGCCTTTGCTGAGAGATGAGGGTTCTCAACTCTAATCACGAGATTGCCGAGAAGATATCCAGACGTAGTGTTCTTTGTCTTGAACGTAGAAAAATCCTCTGCAACGGTTCCGTCTCTGTACACCATCTTCCAAGATGCCTCATCCAAATCTAATGAAGGCTGCCAGAAGAACCTGACAGAGTGAACCGCTTCGACTTCCTGGTCTGGTTCGAAGAACTCATCAGTCGGGTCCTCGAATGCGGTGATGTCTACGATCTCTCCTCCAGAAGTCACATCAACTGTAGACGCTACAAATCCCTCATCGACATCTTCCGAAGGCAGTACCCCAGAGATTACGGTAGATTCATCAACAATGGAAAGCAAGTACTCTTTCTTTTGAGGGTCGTAGCCTCCGATGATTCTCTTGCCCTGACTCACCGCATTGGCCAACTCCTCTCTAAAGAATCCAGCCATGCCAGCGTCGGAGATGACGTTCACCCCATTGGCGGGGTGAACCTTGTACACCTTGCCGACAGACTTGTTTACGAAGTAGGCGGTTGTGTCTACGTTGACCACGGACGACGGGTCTCCGTCACATCCTGCATCTCCTGCATAGTATCTGGGCGTGCCCAAGAACTTGCTAGAGGCGATAAGACTCTGAGATCCAGCCACATCTGAGATAAGGGTCCTGTCTACTGGAATGTGACCGCACTTGTTGTTCTGAACAAAGAACAACGAGTCTTGATGGTTGCACAGGTAGTGGATAGGGCCTGCCTTAAAGTCGATCTCCATGTCCGAGGGGATCGTCCTGTTAAAGGACGAGTACCCGACCTTGCTCGATTCGACTACATCTCTGTCTGAGTGAATCAAACTAGCCTCCCTGTTCGATTCCCTTGCGTCCGTTTTTACAATGTTAGGTCTGCCTATGGACACAGCCCTTGAAGGGAACAAATCTGTAGCCGCCTCCGACTCTAGGTAGTAGCTCTTGAAGTTTGCCTCTGGAGCCACGACCTCTTCGTCGTTGTCTACAGGTGTCAAGAGGTCCACAAACCCTTCGCCTCCCTGAGACTCCCTAAGGTTTACGGCGTGCCTTCTAAAGAACACATCTCCCTGAGTCAACAGCACCTCTGCATTGGCGTGAGTCAAAACGCTTTGACCTTCTGTCGGTACGCTTACAATAGGATACGCAGCCCCCACCTCGTAGTACAGCCTAGCGTCTTCGTCCACCTCTTTCTTCGGAGAGTAGATTTCAAAGATGCAGTTGCTTCCCCAGTTGTCGTTGCCTTGCTCCACATCCTGCAGCCTAAATCCTTGAGCGTCGATATTGTTTTTCAACACCAAGAACAGACCTTTCTGAGCCTCTGTTACTACGGTGTCACCCGCGTCGTCAGTCTCTGCAAATGGGTTGGATGCGGTGTCGTCAAACTGCGTCACCCCCGTAACCTCAAACTCTATATTGTTGGGGTACACCCTGCTGATGTTTGCCCCATCCATGCTGGTCATGTATGACAGCACTCGGAGCCTATCACCTGGGGTGAATGAATACATCACAGGTGTTCCGTCCTCACCCTTGGCTCCAAACGAATTGCTGTACGAGATAGGATGTCCTTGCAGGTAGTTCAACGAGACGTAGATCTCGCTGGAGTTGCCTCCTTCGTAGTCCGCGTTGGCCACGAATGCACCACCTGCATTGTACTGGATAAACCTGTCAATACTGGTGTTCTTGCTGTACGCAAACTTATACGTCTTGGCCCACGGTGGTGGCGTATGAGTAATGTTTGACGCCTTGATGAAGGCAGCTCCCTTCGTGTTCGGTCCAGTTCTTCCGCCGAGTGTCTCCACGTACACGGACCCCACTGGATTTACATATCCGTGGCGTCCTCTTTCATCGTAGTAGATGATTCCAAAGTCGTGAGAGGCTCCGCTCTTAAATGACGTACCTCCAACAAACGTTGATGGCTCGTAGTTTGTAACGGCGTTCGACAGCTCACAATGAGAGTGAAGTCTCTCAAAGTCTACAGAGTTAAAGCCAGTCCCGAATGGGTCCTGCTCAATCTCTCCGCTAGTCAAGCCACCCTCCCCGTCGAATCCACCCGTTCCTGGTATAACGATAGGATACGGATATGACACCTGGTGGTCGGAATAATCTCCGTTTGTGGGTTCGGCGTTCAGATCGCTGGCCGCCATCCCTCCTGCTACAATCAAGGGGTCCGATTCAACAGAAGCGTTGTTCGAGTATTTGGTCCAGCTAGAGTACCAGATCTGAGGGCACGTTGTAATCGGTGTCCACGAATCAGAAATGGTTGTGCCTGAAGGGTTTACGTAAGCAGAACTTGCGTTCTCTGCAGAGGCGGTTAGATTGTTTAGCACAATCTTACCCGTGTAGTACGGACCCATGAGAACTGTTGTGTGCCTATACCCCAGGTCGTCGATAGGATCTGAGTCAATGATGCCCAAGTCCTCTGCGACATTGTCGTTTGCGATAAGCAACAAACCTCTTTGCTGCCCCATAACGTCTCCAGTCTCGTCTACACCACAGTACGCCTGCGCAGAAGACAAACCATCCTGATCGCCCCCTGGATACTCTGCAACCTTGGAGATTGCGTCTTGGTCGTAACCCACGAAGACTTGTCCCGCGATGGTGCCGTATCTGTCAGCCCCCACAAAATCGTAAGCATCTCCCTCAGAACCGACTCCTCCTGGACCTCCCTCTCCATCCATCAAGGAGTATCTAAAGTTTTGAGCAGACCCCGTGGAGTCGGCTGCAAATCTCAACAGGTTTCTTTCTCCATCATCGTCTACACCAACCTCTAAAAATCCAAAGCACGCTTCCATGACGGGCTTGGATGAATGGACTGTTGTGAAAGCGCTAGTGTCTTCATCGACTTCATAACCCTTGCTAAACACCGACGAGAAGTTTCTAAACACACCACCTCCCGTAGTACCCACTGGCACCTCAAGGAACACTCTGCTGGAAACCCTCAAGTTGTTTTGCCAGATTGAGTTGAAGTTAGCCTGAAACGATGGGCTATTCAAAGTGTCTTTAGAGATGGCCCACCATGGAGATTTAGGATCGAGATCTCTGACGCATGTCATCACACCGTCACTATCGTCGACCACGACCTTAGAGATGCAGATTCTGAACCTCTTGGGTGCGCTCCTCTCTAGGTAGAATCTAACGGTAGCCTTGTTTACAATAAACGCACAAGAGGGAGGCTTGTCTTGAAGCTTATCAGAAATGCTTTGACTGTTGTTGAAGAGGACACCAGCCCCACAGATAAGATTACCCAGCCCACTGTTGACTGGGATGGAGGTGTAGTCCTCCAATCCCAGGCTAATCTCGTGATCGTGAGTCCTCTTGACTTCGAGAACCTCGACAAGATCATCACTAAATCCATATTCACTCGCAACCTCTTCGATAGTCAAGCCCTCAAGGAGTCCGTTGATTACAGAAACGATGAGCTGACCACCTCCACCCTCAATGGTTTCAAGGACTCTGAACGAAGTCTTGAAGATCAATGTACCACCCTGAAGCACGAGTGGATTGCCCGCGCTAGTCCCGTATACAATCGGTCTGTTTTGATTGGCATCCAAGGAGTACTCCCCCAAGTCGCCTTGATCCAATACGTTTCTCCAGTATGTAAGGTCTTCGGTAGGGCTGTTGCTTCCAGTCCCCCCGCCCCCAACACCTCTGTTGAAGCCAAAGTAGTTTTCGTTAAACTTTTGCAAGAACTTACCTCCCGCGTGTTCCTCGCTCTGGTAGTTCTGATCCTGGAAAAACGCTGGCGATTGATCAACGACACCCTCGGTCTTGTATCCTGTTAGATTTTTAGACTGATCCCCCACATGCCTAGACTGGTGATAGGAAGAAAAATCAAACCCACTTGACCCGCCACTTGGTGTGATGTTGGAAACGTCATACAGGTGAAAGTTGTTGTCTGGGGAGAACTTTAACGATACAGAGATCTGAGTGTTTGCAGAAATCTGATCTGCAAATTGATCTGAATCGATCTTAAATCCGATGGTCTTGTTTCGTTGAGCGCTTGGGACAAGGCCGTCGGGGTCTACCATCTCGATGGATGGTGACACGTCTACGGTATACTCAAGAATCTCTGCGGGCCTGTCTGTATACACTGGCTCCAACTCAACGCCCTTACAGTCTACGTTGTCGAACCCCTCTACATAGTTCCCGTACACGAGTCGGCTTGAAACCACTGTCTGGGACTCTGCCCGTCTGGGCAAGTTGTCGAAGGTCTTGTCCGTAGTTTGCTTGGACACACCGCCTGGCACCCTGTCGTTCAGGAAGTCGAACGTGATGTCGTTTCCTGGATCGACGTTTGGGATCTCGTCGATCTCAATGAAGTTGGCTCCGTTCCCGTATCGTGCAAGCAGTCTGACGCTTTCGACTTCTACGTTCTGCCTTGGGATGGTCAGCACACACTTGTTGTGTGCCAGGATGTTGTCCTTGTTGGCAGCTCCTCTGTTGACAATGGACGGAGGAAACGCAATATCAGAGTACGGAGAGATGGCACTCTCCAACCCGTCCTTGTAGATGTTCTGATATGCAAACTGAAAGCCAGGAGAGGCTGCAAAGTTGTTTACACTCAGAGACTCATCGTTGACAAAAGTGAAAGTCACCTTGCCGAGCGGGACACGAGGGCAGGCGTTAATCTGGTCTCTTCTAGGTTGGCGATCCTCGCTAGAGAAACCATCTGTAAAGTACGCCCTATAAACGTTGACCTTCCTGGGTTCGTTCTTGTTGTCCGTGAAGTACAACAAGACGTCTTTCTCTGGGCCGTTTTGGTCGTACTCCCTGAATGTGCTGGTGTTCGTGTAGACCACATCACCCTTCACGAAACCCTTGGACGGAAAGGCGAAGTCATTAGACACGATAATTCTTCTGAGCTTACCTGGCGTAGGCGTGTCGAAGCCCGTGATGTTTCCATCATCATCTCTCACCTTGCTCGGGAGTACTCCTCTGTGGTCGTAGGCAAACACCCCGTGATTACCACGACCCTCTCCCACCATGAAGAAGTACACAATGCCAGTGTTCTGGTCTACGGTCGATCCCAGACAATACCAACTTCCTTGGTCACCGTCAAGAGATAGCTCGTCACTTGCAAACGCAATAGGTGAATTACCCTTGATGGACTTGATTACACCTGCAGACTCTGAGTCCAGATCACCGTCCACGTACACATTGAGCGCGTCGACAAAGCTGGTCTTTTGAACCAGCTTTTCGTCGGTGCTCTTATCTAGAAACCTAGGGGTAAGCTTATCGATCATTAGTATTTAGGTGCCTGCCTGAAGTTCTTACGAATTGTCTTGATTGCCTCATCCTTGGTGAAGGTGCTGAGACGTGCATTCGCCTTCCGACGTTCGTTGTAGTATTCTGCACGCGCTCTCGACTTCTCATTTGCAGGTACGCTAGCTTTTCTCTCGACGAGCTTGTAGTAGATGTAGGATCTGAGGGCTTCCTCTGCGTAGACGTGGACCTCTGGGTCTGTGGACCTGGCCTCGTCTGCGATGTACTCCATGACGACCTCGCTGGCGTTGGTGTGCAACTCCACCTCGACCCTGTTGTCTTGAAGGTTGAGGCGGTAGTGTCCTGCAGCCTGCGCTCCACCGAATCCGTAGAGTCTACCCGTACCACCTTGGAACGTGTAGTTGTCGAACACGAAGCTGTCGTCTGGGTTCTTTGGTGTAGATCCTGTAGCAGTCTTGCTGGCCTCCACGTCGTCCACGAGGTTGGCGTCGATGTTAAGCGGTCCTTTCGCACTCTCCGTCTCAGCCCCTGTGGTCACCTTCTTGCTGGAGTAGTTGATGTTGTTGTTCTGCACCAGTGATCTGATGATGCCGTCCTCGTCCACAATCCCTATCTTCGAGAAGTCCACGAAGTCATCGGGTAGGGCGACCGTATCGTTGCTTGTATCGATGGCCAGCTTGAGAGACTTGATCTTCTTGCCCAGGTCGAACCCGATCTCACGAATGCCACGCAGGGCGAAGTTTCTAATCGCCACGTCCGATGCATTGCTTACGTAGTCATCACCGTCAAGGGTGATGATGAAGTCCCTGATGATCTGACTCAGCTTTACTTTGTTCATACTCATTACTCAGCTGATTCTTTGCGAGCCCCGTATCCCTGGAGGTTCTGGTCTCTAAGTCTAACTCCGAGAAGCTCACACATCTCGGCAATAATCTCTGGCACGTACTCGTCTGGGATCATAAAGTCGTACGATGTTGCGGGGTCTACAGCTGAGCTGTTAGGAATGAAGTTGATCGATGGTCGGAACGACGGCCTTTTATCCGTAGTTCCGTACGCATAAGAAGTGGGAAGGCTGTAGTAAGTAAGTGTTGTAGACCTGATGGTATCTGGGAACACCTCAATGTCTTCAGAGATCAAGGCTACGGGAAACTCCTGGGTAGGCGTAGAAAGATTGCTGCCCAAGATCATGTTCATCTTCTCGACATCGTACACGATCTCACACGGAGTCCTGTTCGTATCAAACTTCCTTACGAGTGCATTCACCCTCAATGAGATGATCTTGCTTAGGTCGCTAGGCTTACCGAATCTATTTGTAGAGCCCTGCTTCTTTGTAAGCTGCACGTCTCTCACGTAGATGGAGACGTCCTCGGATGTGAACTTACGTGCAGACTTGTCTCTGCCCGCGTCCATCCCCTGACGGATGAGCCCCTGCGCCTTCGTGAAGTCATCGAAGAGCTCGTTGTATACGTTCATCTGCGCGATGTGGGCAAATGAATTGAAGACAGCAGGTGTGATGAAGCCTTTCTGCTCCTTGTTGCTGATGTCCTTCAGTGCCTCGTATACCTTTAATACACTTGCCATGAGACAAATATACAAAAAAGAAAAGCCGCCCTTTCAGGCGGCTTCTCGTTAGGCGAGCTTGTCTAGTCTACTCTCGATATCTGATAGGACTGGAGCCCCTTTCTCCGTGAGGCAGAACCTCACCATGACGTCCATGGATTCTTGACCCGCTGGTACCGATACGATCAGGGAGTTTGAATCAAACCAGTACACCCCGTCCTTCTTCAGGTTGATGATTTGGTAGTCACCTGCCTGCTGGATGGTCGCACGTGTCGTGACCTGTGGCGAATCAAAGGCTTCGATAAACTCCTGGGTCTTCGACTTGGCGATGTTCAAGAGGTTGTATCGAATCTCCGTCGTAGGCTTGTTGATGTTCACTTTGAAATACAGAGCGATAGGGAGCAGTTCTGTAATGTCCTTATCCCGAACCATACCGATGGCTTCGCTAAGCGCAAATTCGCGCTTCAGTGCAGTCTCAGCGTCCTTCTTCTTGTTGACCTCTCGGAAGACTGAACCACCGTTGGTCATGTTCATAGGATGCAACTCCATGAACTTGCGCAGGTTCGGCTTCTCCTTCGGCACGAAAAGCTTGCCTTCTCGGAATGCGACGGTCTGCTTCACGGCGTTGTCACTCTGCTCGTCGGCCCAGATGCTGGGTTCGTTAGGACAGTAGCGCATCTCACGCACGGTGTCGTTCTCCTCGTCGTAGACGGTGATGCCTTTCTGTGGGAGCATGAATACGATGCCCGCACGTCGCGGGATCTCAAACTCCACGGTTCTGTTATCCTCCTCCTTGCGCTTGAGTACGCGCTTCTTGGGGGCTGTCGGTGCTGCAGTTGCTGCAGCTGCCTGGGCTTTGGGGCGCCCAGGAGCCCTTTTGGTTTGTTGTGCCATTTAATTAAAAATTATATAGGTTAAATAAATCTTGTGCAAGTTGTGCAGCAGAGTCGACCCCGACGTCCTTTTCGATCACCCCGAACCTGGCGATGCTGGACTTATTGAAGTGATTTGTGGCCAAGTCCTTTGCGGTTCCGAGTCTTTCGATCTTTAGCCGACCAGACGTTTCATCTTTCAGGGGCTTGATCGCTCCAATCACACCCCCGCTTTCAAATCCTGAGTGATAGAACATCCTGCCTTCGCTGTCTCTGCGCACAATCAGAACGTGACAGCTATCTGCATCAGTAGCGCCGACCTTGTACTTTCTAGGAAAGTCAACGCTAGAGCTGGTGGACGCAGGAACACCAGTCTGTCCAGAATGCCTGGCCTGGAATGTGTTTAGGGTTTGAAGAGGCCCTCCTTTAATGTCGGTTCCGTCTTCAAACAGAACTCCATTCGGACCAAGTGTCTCTCCTGCTGCATCCCCGTACGCCACAAGCAAATATTGATTGTACAGCGTTGCAGTGTACTGCGTATCGAACACCATGTACAGGGTGTAGTCTCCGTCCACGTTGATGGCGGGGACTATGAAGTGCTCACCCTCCACAAAGAACGCAGCCTTTGTCCTAAGCCCTCTCTGCGCTACGGATGGGTCTGTACATGCAGGGGTCCCTACGTTGGAAGAGATGTCGTACGTCGCCCCACCGCTGCCTGCATTGTCCCAAGAGTTGATCGTGTGCGTATCTGAAACGCTTGCAAGCCCCTCGTGGTTGTAGTCCACGAGAGGCTGGTTCACGCCGAAGTCAATACCTGCAATAAGAGCACTGTCCTCTGCGTCTCTGTTCGCCTTGGTGCTGGTGTCGCCCGTCTGCATATTGATCGGACGGCGGTGGATCACAGGGGAGACGGTATCCAGCGCGGCTTGTGCCAGAGTAGACTTCCCGTCGACCACATCAAACCGCATCACGTTGGAGGCGGTCTTCTCACTGGTCATGAACTTGATCATGGATTCTACAAGATCGAACTCTCCGCCCTCCTCGCATCCGATAAATACGTAGGACTTCTCAAGAGACTCTCCGTCTCTGAGGTTTACTTCTTCGTAGATCGACACGTTGTTGAATACAACCTTGACCTTCCCGAGCTCTGAAGAAATGTAAGACACGCTGTCCGTGGGGACCGCGAGTAGACTCAGGCCAATACCTGAGTCCGAGGCGGTTACGCTGAATGCACTCACCTCTTCCTTTCTAAACAGGAAGTACTTCTTCATTGCAATAAAGTTACCGCAAATATAGCAAAAAGAAAAAGGCTCCCGAAGGAGCCCTTTCTGTTGAGTCAAGACATCTTACAATGCATCTTCTTTTGCTCCGAAAAGTCTAATCAAAATTTGACCACCAGTGTAATCTCCGTCTGGGGACGTGCCCGTATGGATCAAATGAAGGTACTTTCCGTCAAGTGCTTGATTTACATCAAAAGAAACAGACTTACCAGCAGTGTCTGCAGTAAGAGCAGTACCAACCGTAGTCAGACCTGATCCCTCTCCCTCTCCCTTGGACTCACTGTCGTGTCTAGCCAACTCTATCACATCGTCTCCTCCAGTAAGCGGCTTGATGCAAATCATTTCGCCTCGATAGATCACTCCGTTTTTGGCCTTGTTTACAAGAGTGATCCTGCAGTCTGTTCCATTCTCTTCTCCAATGACTTGGTCACCCACAGCGCTAGAGTGCAGAGGCCCATCTGTAAAGTCAATAAGAATCGTAGTAACTACTTCAGAGTTGTAATTACCAATACGACCAGATGTTGTGATGTCGGCTCCTGAGCTATTGATGTTGTCTGAAATTGCAGTAACTTTTTTTGAGAAAACAATTTGAGAGTGAGCTGCAAATTCAACACCTGTCATCTGCTTGACGTCAGGGTGAATTGTTTCCTCAGTAAAATCATCAGCGATTGTTATTACTGCATTGTTAGAGAAGTTAATCTCATTAACAATGTGCTCCATCAAATCTCTTGGGTTGCTGCCAGATGTCCTCAAAAGAGTTAGATCCAAAGTATCAGTCTCAACAGACTCCTTGAAAAACATTCTCAAGTTAGACGCCGTAGTAGTTTCCATCCCCGCAAAAGTTGACACAGGTACTGTGACTGCATTTTGCTGACTGCCTCCACCTTCAGAATCCCCTTCGTCAGGGTTGAAGTGTAAAAATTTCTTATTAGGATCCATAATTACTGAATAGAAAGATCACCAGGAAGTTCAATATTAAGAAGATCGGTGTGAATAAACTCTTTACTTAGAGTATCAGCCACAACAATAAAAGGCTTTTTGCTCGTCCTAATCGCATTAGCAACGGCGTCTATAACATCTTGAGCCTTATTCCTTGTGGTTGACGCCTTTAAGGTGACTTCGGCTCCTATTCCGTCACCAGTGTCTTTAAACTCAAAAGTGACACCGTCGCTTTCTGTGTCTATTTTCATAGCACGAAGCAATGAAACAGGCATGCAGATACAATCCCGACCGTCGGATTCGGCATCTGCGAAATATAAAAATTTTAACATCGTAGTTATTTTTTATAGCTGAGGAGTATCCTCACCTAACTGTTAATGTAAAAGAGAAAACGGGGCCGAAGCCCCTTTTCGTTAAATCAGATGAGTAAACTCAAAGTTTACCTCTACGTTAGAGTTTTCAGTAACCGCGTGGTCGCTGTGCAAGAACGTCAAGTACACAGTCCTATCTACATCTGTGTACCCTAAGGCAGCAGCAGGAGTAGTATGAGTTGTGCTTTCAAAATTAGTATCAGCATCAAGGTTTCCTTGTCCTCCGTTCAATAGATACACTGTATTTTCAGGAATAGAAGTTCCGCTATCAAGAAAGCCATCTACCTGGGTTCCAAGTTGGGCGCCACTACTGGTTGATCCAATCTCCCAGCCGACCTGACTAGAAGCTCCATGCGTGGAGGTGTTTGTAAACCTTACGATAATCTCTCTCAACAAAGTTCCAGCAGGCTGAGTGACTTCAATAATAGCTCCATCGGCATCTTGAGTAAATACGTCTGTTGCAGTAACTCTCTTGGCAGCCGTTACAGCTCCTGACCCGTGTTTATATGTAGGCATAATAGAAAGTATTATGAAGCTAAGGGGAAGGGCCGAAGCCCCTCCCTTTCACTTCAGGTTAATTATTATCCCTTGATGACCACGTGCTGGTTTGCAGCACGGACGCAAAGGGCGATTTCGGATCTGTAGTGGAACACAGCCTGGTCTGTACCGAGGTCGCCGTTGTTGTTGTGACCCAACACGCCGCCACCAGTCACCCAGTGCTCCATTTCACGAGAATATCCGTTAGCCTCCTTGTAGTGCATAGAGAGCGCAGGAACAGAAGCACCGCTGCGGGCGTCGTTCACAGTTCTCAAAGGCACCATAGCACCCTGGATAACTCCGTTGTCAACAGCACCCAACAAGGTTGGATCGTTCAACAACTTCCAGTCGTGCTTGTGGAAGGTGTAGCCACCGCGAGTGAAGCTCTTGAAGCCCAACTGCACGGCCATGTCTGCAGAGTTCTGGAATGCACCGAACTGACCTGGGAGACCCGCAGTCACACCAGTAGCGATACCAGATGCCAACATGTCGTCGATGGCCAAGTCCTGCTTTCTGTTGACGTACATGGCGTACTCGGAAGGAGCGCCCTGCTTGTCCAACTCCAGGATCAAGTCATCGAACTCAGAGAAGCTGTCCATGGGGTTAGCTCCTGCGTTCTGCATCACGATACCTCTGTCCTCGACGGCGGAGAAGTAACCCTCAGAGCCTGCTCTTGCGCCAGTGAGATCTGTAGCCTCGGAAGAGCTACGCTTCTCACCGAAGAGCATCATCAACTCACGCTTGTCTTCGAAACGAGCACGTGCCTCTTTCTCACCGTACATGAACCATCTGTAGTCTCCGCCACCCAAGTTCACGTAACCGATGTTGGTAGCCTGAGATCCGTTGACCTCGTAGCGATCCTTTACGATCATATATGGGTTGGTGTAGCGGACCATACCTGGGTCGGTGAATGCGTGAGGCTGTTCAGTACCCTGTGCGTACAAGTTTCCGAGAACAACGAAAGTACAGTTGCCTGCACCTGCAGTGATGTCAACCGCGTCGGTGTGACTTCCGTCGAGCTTGACCAAAGTCACGTTACTGTTGGTACCATCAGATGCAAGTCCACCAGCCTGAACGATGAAACGAGCACCAGTCTTTGCCTCCATAACGACGTCGTTCACCTGAACATTAGTCTTGAAGGTGGCATCGGAGACGGCGAAACCGTCGGTGTCATCAGACTGGGCAGTGTCTGCCGCGATGGTGAATGATCTGTGGCGACGGCCTTCTTCCCACCAGTCGACCTGGTCTGAAGAACCACCGCTGTTGATGGCGCCTGTCAACTTCAAGAATCCAGTGATACCCTGATCACCGTAGGTCTTGACGAGGTCTGGCATGACGTCCTCCTTCGTTGCCTTAACGAGGTCGTCAATAGTAGTATAGCTCTCAGGAGAGGCTTTAAAAGCACGGCTGAGATTTTTTCTTTCAACCACCACATTTGGTGAGCTCAAAGTAGGGTCGAGGGTTGGCTGTCCTGATTTAATGTTAGCCATAGTTTCTTAGTTTTTAGATTTTAAAAGTTAATCCTGAGGATGAGTTTCTCAGGAGGTTTCTCACCTGATCGGAGAGAGGATTGTTTTGTTCTTGACCTGTCTGTTTTGGCGCGGCGGTAGAAACATTCGCAGCCTTGTCGACGAGACCTCGCTGACCGTCACCCAACCCCTGTTGATACGCAGAGCGTACAATGGCGTCGATGTTCTGTGTCACGGCGATGTGAGTCGACAGAGCGTCGTAGTTCCAGTTGCCTTCGCCGTCCACGAACGGGTCGAAGAAGTTTTCAATGTTGGCGTTGGATGCCTTCACGCGATTCTTAGTGGCGTCGTCGAAGCCAAAGGTGAAGCTCTTGTCACCGCCCAGGTCGAACTCCAACCCAGTCATCTGATCTACTTCTTTTGACATCGTGCTGATCCACTGATCATCAACGATAGGATCCATGTCCATGTCTTGCTCTTGGGCAGGTGCGGTGTAGCGATCTCTCAAATCGGAGATTGCAGCGCGTGCCTTTTGAGCATCGACCTTCAGTCGCAGTTGCGACATCTGGATGGTGTTGGCGTCATTAGCCTTGTCATCCATTGGGTAACTGTTCTGTACGAGAAGATTGATCTCGCTAGAGGAGAGGTTAGGGTACTCAGATGCCAGATTGACTCTCACTGCTGTGAGGTCGTCCATACCTGATGGATCCAGCGACTGATATCTAAACCAATCTTCAGGACCGCGTCCCGTCGTTTCGACGAACTCTGCGATCTTAGCGACTCTCTCATCTAGAGCAGTCTGTTGTTGAGCTCCCTGGAGTTGATCAAATGATTCGATCTGCATGCCGAGCCTTTCGCTGGCGTAGTTCAGAACGGCTGATTCGATGTCCTCCTGAGAGTACTCAGGTTGTTCTTGTTGTGGTTCGGCCTGTGGTTCTGGCTGAACTTCTGGTTGTGGCTCAGGTTGAGCCGCGTCTGGGGCTTCGTATGTAGCGGGCTCTGGGGCCTGCTCCTCCTGAACAGGCTGAGACTCCTGTTGGGGAGTCTCTTCCTGTACTTGCTCAGACGCGATCATGGCGTCTGGCGAGTCGAAGACTTCAAAGCCTGCGACGGGTGAGTTGTTATCTTCCATTATATTTTAATTGATTTGTTTACTTCGCTGGGCCGTGGTAGGCCAAGACCTTTCCAGATGCCAAGGTGATGGCATCGAAACGACCATAGATGGTCATACCTTTTGGAAAGACTGTGGTCGACGCGACCTGATCACCAGTGCCGTCGAAGTCATCTGCACTGTCGGTACCGAAGTACTTGGTGTTGTCCTCTGCTTCGAGCTTGGTGAACTTGGTGTCCTCAAGGCACGTAACAGCAACGTACACCATCCCTGTAGGAGGTGTACATGCTGTATTGCTGTCGATGTGCGTGCTTCCGAGTTGACCGAAAGCAGCCTGAGAGGACATTCCTTGGTTTGCTAATGTTGCCATGTCTTATGTATTAGGAACCTCCGTATGGGTTGTCTGAATCATCGTTGCCGAACACACCGTACTCGATCAACGAGTCGACTCTTGTGCCGTACACCTCGTACTTCTTGTCTGGAGCGACTGGGATAAACGCAAATTCACCTCCGCCAATCTTGGCTACGAGACCAGTGTCGGTGTCATTGTGAATGTATACATAGTTCTCCAGATCCTCCTCCAGGTTTTTGATGTAGAGGTAGGCTCTGTCTTCGCACTGATTGGCGATGTAGATAGCGAGGTCGTTCGTGTCCGCAGCAGTACCCTTCACCTTCGCACGAATCAAGCTACCTGAATCGACATTGATGCCACCAGATACAGATAAGTTCAAAGGCGACGTAAGCACGTCGCTGCTCGCGAGAGTAAGTGATACTGTTACGTTAGCCATTAAGCTTCGTAGATAACGAGGTACTCGACGGTCATGTTGACATCAGAAGTGTCGATGTCAATGTCGTTGTTTCCATCGTAAGGAATCAACATCCAGTCTCCTCCGTACAGTCTGCCAAGAGAAACGTTAGAGCCGCCAAGTTCGATCGTGATAAACTCAGAATTGCTAGTAGAGGTGTTCTTGATGTACACCTTGTGAGCCTTGTCTGCAGTGTAGTCTGCAGCAGCGACGAGGTTGTAAGCAGTCTGTGCTCCAGCAAAGAACTTTCGAGCAACGCCAGTAGTCTGATCCAGGCCAGTAGCGCTACCAGCCTTAGTCAAGGTTGCGGTAGAGCTCAGGGACAATGCGTCTCCCGTGAGATCAGAGCTAGAAAGCGTAATTGATGCAGTGGTTGTAGCCATTTTTGTTTGTTGTTATTTCTGCAAATATAGTAATTATCTGTAACGCGCAGTTTTACGCGCGATAGACTTGGGTTGTTTTACGAACTGCTTCTTGCTCTTAGCCTTTGCTTTGTTTGTCGCAGATTTTTCTCCCGCACTCAACGCACTCCACGCAGCCTTAGGAAGATACCGCTTCTTGCCCTTGGACTTAACCTCCTTGGACTTTCCTTTCTTCTTGTTTGCGTGGGTTCCAGACGTCATCCATTCTTGACCCGTCCAGTTCTTGAGCGACTGCTGTGACTTCTTGAGCTTTGGCATTAGTTTTTATATCCTCCGCCTGCGGCCTTGTAAGCCTTGGCTACCATCTGTGCTTTGCGTGCAGACCACTGACCTGGTCTGCCGCCCTTCGATCCAGCTTTGATTCTGTTGAAGATTCTCTTGCGCATACCTGGCTTGGTGTAATTACCTGCCTCGTTTACGCGGCTCTTGCTTTTCTTGTTGAGTTTAGGCATGATTTACGAGTTTGAACTTTGCACTCTTGACTGCACCTGGATGCGGTTTGTAATCTCCCTTCATGAGGAAGTATCTACCACGCTCCTCCATCCAATGGTAGCCCGAAGGAGGCGGTACATCCATGGCCTTGGAGCTGACCTTCAACTTGCCCCCTTTGTTGTATTTGACTACGCTTGGCATTACCACTTTACTTTATTAGCCCAGTAAGCTGCGCTGGTCTTCCCCTTAGCGATGTTCTTTCTGTGGCGTGCCTTGAACGACTTGCGCTTGGCCTTCATGCGTGCAGACTCACCCGCCTTGGGCTTACCTGCGGTGGACGCCCCACGTTCACCGAAGCGGATGATCTTGACTCTACCGCCGTCGCGTACCGCTACGATGTGTGACTTCTTCCCGCTTGAAGATCTCTTAGGTTTGTTCAGTCCGCTAAGACCAAATCTTTTCAGTTTCTTTTTATCGCTTTCGTTAAGTGCCATATTGCAAATATAAACAGCTAGGCTTTATGGGTTCTGCTGGTGTTCTGTGCTGCTGGAGCCAAGGTCTGCAGATGTATCGAACTCAACAATAGTTGTCACATACCAGTATGTGGTACTGGACAAATCGGCAGAAGCGTTAAGACCTATCGTACATAAGTCTCCAGCCTCGAAGTGCTGAGCGTTGTCGAACACGAAATGGAAAGTATGATGGTCGTCAGTATCAGTGACAGCCAAAGTCTCATTCTCCTCTTGCGTAAAGCTGCCTGGGGCAAAGATATTAGTTCCAGTGGGCGCGGTGTAGACTCTTACCGTAAGGTCTCCGCTTCCTGAAAGAGTTGCAGGACGAATAGACACTGAAACAATTCTTCCGTCGTATGGCATAAGCATGGCAGCCTCTTCCTGATAGATTGTGGTCTGCTCGTTAATGTCTTTCCATGGCAAATAGTGATAGGAAGTCCCAATGTCATCTAAGAACGACATTGAGTGTACCTGCCTAAATGTTGTACTACTGCCTCCGCCTGCAGCCGCAAAAGACAGGTTTCCTGATCCGTCTGTTTTTAAGAACTGACCAGCACTTCCATCGGCAGTGGGCAGAATAAAGACAGTGTCAGAGGTCAGGGTAGTGGCACCTCTCAAAGCAACAAAGTTGTCTCCTGCGTCGTCGTAGAAAGATACCGTGCCTCTGGTAGTTCCTGCGTCTTTAATCTGAGTTACTCCAGTAAGCGTGTCGTTGACACCATCCAAGGCATCAGTAAACGAGAGGGTTCCTGATCCGTTGGTCTTCAGTACTTGACCGTCGCTACCATCAGCGGCAGGGAGAGTGAAGGTCAGATCAGATGCTAGAGATATAGGAGCCTGAAGCGCAACGAAGTTGTCATCTGGCAAAATATCACCTTCGTACAACTTAATTATTCCAACCCCCACAGAACCAGTTCCTCTAGTTCTGATTTCGTCAGCCTGCAAAACAATTTTGCCTGTACCATGAGGATCAATAACAATGTCTCCATTAGAAGCAGATACAATCTTGTTCCCGTTGACATCAAGGTCCCCTCCAAGCTGAGGCGTTGTGTCGTCTACAACGTCACCTGAGGGTATGGTTGGAGCCCCTGAAAGGTCTGAGTATGCCCCGCTAGTAGCTACTGCAGCGAGAGAAGGCTTACCAGAAAGATCTGAGTAAGCTCCACTTGTTGCAACAGTAGCCAAACTTGGAGTCCCCGTTACATCCGAATAAGCAACAGCCCCCCAGGAAGTGTCGTAGTCAGTTCCAGAGTCCTTGATCAGAACCTGATTCGCAGTACCTCCAGTAGGAACACCCTGACCATCTGCACCGTCTGCACCGTCAACGCCATTATTACCAGGAACGCCTTGGATTCCCTGGGGGCCAGTGTCTCCCTTGGGTCCCTTCTGAAGAATAGACACAGAAGAAGATGCAGGGGGTGTGACCGAAACGCTCGTACTCTCCGTGGTAAACGATGCCTGGGTAGTACCAGACACAGTAACCGTAAGAGAGTTACCGCTCGTGGTATTTACCGTAATCGCCATTAAAGAGTCGGATTGGAGATGTCGTCGTTGACAGTGAACTGTCCTTCAAGAATTGTAGTGGCTACGCTGTTCACAGTCTGCTGAATGTCGTACACGTAGTTGCCAGCTTCGATAAGCTGCATGGCCTCGCTCGTTGCAGTGAACGTGGCGTTGCCGTCATCGTCCACCGTAACGGTGAAGTTCGTGGCAACCTCGACCCTGTCGGCATTCACCTTTGTCGCAGACCTGCCCTGGTCCGTCGTACCCATGATGAGCTCCCTATCGGAACCGTCTGGAAGTGGGTCCCCCTTCACTTGCATCAAGAACGTGTATCCGCTGGTGCTGAGCGTGATGGCTGTGCCAGCCGAATCCTTGATCAACAAGCCAAGGCTAAATGTATCTCCGCGCTTGCACGTGATGTCAAGCCTTTCGGAGATATCTAGGTTTACTTTATTGGCCATCTTCTTCTAGTTGTTCTTGTTGTTGAGTTTGCTGCTGGGTGAGTCTTTCGTTCTTGCCATCCTCCTTCATCACCTCCAGCTTTTCCTTAAAGTTCTGATCGTCTTCACGGAAACCAAGTGTGGCCTGTGCTTTGATCATCTCGATCTCCTTACGCATCTCGTGCTCCATCTGCATGAGCTGCATGTCGAGCTGACCTTTGAGTTGGATTTCCTGCTGCTTGAGCTGAGACTCCATCTGGATCTCCTGCTGTTTTGCCTGTGATGCAGCGGCAGCAGCTTGTTGAGCCTGCTGCGCCTGCACTTGAGAATTCTGTGCAGCCATCTCTTGTTGCTGCTTCATTCGCTTCTTGCGGCGAAGGACGAGCAGCCTCTCTGCCTGGTTCACATCCTTCAGTGTGCGAACAGCGATGGCGTCTTCAAGATCGATCTGACCCTGCTGAATGGACACCTGGATGTTCTGCTCCAGGTACTCCTTGTCCTTGTCCTCCATCTCTTTGACGACCTGCACCCCGAAATTGTACATGGCCAAATCTCTGAATGAATCAAGGACCGACATGTTGGTCTCTCCGATAGCGTTGGCGTAGATCCTGAACAGCACGGACTCGGATGGGATGATCTGAATGCACTTGACGATATCCTGACACACCTTCTTGTACATCATCATCGATGCGTTGGTGATGTCGTGGATTGCATTGTTGCCCTGGACGATGGCGTTCTGCTGAACCCCGACGAGCATATCACCCTTCGGTGTAGTCCCGTCCATAGATTCGTTGATGCCAGACGTATCTCTGATCAACTGCAGGTAGTGGTTGTACAGAGCCACCAACTCTTGAATGTTCCTGATGGCATTGCCGATTTCCCGTACTGGAGGATTCTGGAATCCACCCTCTGGGTTCTTGCTCCTGTAGTAGAAGACACCAGTCTGCTCGTAGATGTCGTGGATCTCCAGTGGCTCAAGCTCACCGCCCTTTCCAAGCTGGACGTTCTCCAACCCTTCGATGTCGATGATCAATCCATCAGGCTTGGCCTTGGCGACCGCCTGCTGGATCTTCAAGTGAGTGAGCTGAAGCATGTCCGCAAACCCTGTGCAGCTGTCCACCATGGATTTGGGGACCATGCGCAGCATGTTTGTGGCTACGGGAGAGTAAGACAACGTCACACGGCTGAGGTCGTGTACGTTCTTCGGCATGTTTTGCTTCTTGCCGTACCCGTAGATGGTCTCGGTACCGACGATGAACGAACCACCGTAAACGCAAGAAACCTCCATCTTGTGAGGCTTTCTTTCGAACACGGTGCCAGCTCTCTCCTTGTAGGAGTCGCCCTTGTAGTAGAATCCAGTGTTACCGAATCGGTTCTCCTTCTCCTCGAAGTAGATGCAATCGACGCCGATGAACTCGAAGTCCATCACCTCCACCATGTACTCGTCGTATCCGTAAATGGTACGCATGTACCTGTCGTCGTAGTGTGACGAATTAAACCTAGATGCGTCGTTGGAATACTTGTCCTTGACCTTGTTTGCGATCTGCTTGTAGTCCTCCTCTGTAAGATCGTCTCCCGCCAACCGCTTCAGCTCCTGAATGGGGATGCGCTTGATGTGACCAGCGTACACCATATCCCCGAAGTTAGGGTCCTCCGTGTAGCTGTGGACGAAGGTGGCGGGGTCGACGTACTCCACGTCGATTCCCTTGTTGGGATCGTTCTGCCTCTTCACGACAGCCATACCCAAGGACACGAGGTCGAGTACAGCTCTGCGGAATGTGGAGTCATTGAAGTTCGCCCAAGACAAAGTCATCGCAGTGGCAAGCTGTGCGGCCACCTCTGCGTCCGTCTTGATATTCGTGTCCATGAACATCTCAGCCTCCTCCAAAGATTCTGGGATGTCGTCTGGGTCCATGTCGAGCACTGCGCCCGTCTGCTCCTTCAACTGCTGCAACTCCTTCCGTGCCTCCACCTGCATGCGGATGCGGTCCTTCTTCTTGTTTTTCTCGGAGGAAGAGACAGGGTCGATGGACTCCAGGTTCGGATAGGGGTCCCTTGACAAGATTTTGTTAGCGACGATCTTGACAAACTTGGGGAGGATCGGTACGGGAGTGTAGTCGAGATTAAGCAAACTACCGTCCCCGTCCATGGGGTTGAGTGAGCTTAGAAGTTTTTTGTAGATTGTAGTATCTTGCGTACCGTTCGCGTAGTCTCTGTTGCGACTGAAGATCTTGTTTCTTCTACCGTAGAGAGAGTGGGTGTCTGTAGACTGCCCCCACTGGGAGTAGATGGCCATGGCATATTGGAGGCCATAGGACTTTTCCCTCTTCGCCTCTGCAGCAGCTAGAGGATCTGGAAAACCCTTCTTCTTATTGTTGTCGCTATACATTGGCACAAATATAACAAATCAGCCCATTGTCTTGTAGCGACGGAAAAACTGACGCTCTGTAAAGTCCGTACGCTCAACGGGTTTCGACTTCTGCGAAGCCAGGAGTGCGAGACCAGAACTAATCGTCAAGTCAAACTTGGTTCGATCGTTAATCTTAAAGCCGATCCAATCCTCCAGAGTCCTGTTGAAATACATCTTCCCGTACTCACCTGTATTGTTATTCATACCTACGTGATCGTGGATGTACTGCTCGATGGACTGAGCATGAGACTGGATTACATCCTGAGAGTTGGACGGGATACCCTTTGTCTTCACATTCACCTTTGCGTTAGCAGACATCAAGTGCTTCGGTCTGTCCATCAGGTATCCATCGTAACCTCTTGATTCAAAGTACCTTACAATACCATACTTGTTGTTCTCTACCAGCAACGGATACCCGTAGAAGAACGCAGCCATGAGCACGTCCTCGTAGAAGATCTTAGCCAAGTCTGGACGTGAAGCGTACTCCACGACAAACATGTTTGATGGATTCTCGATATGAAACTTGTTGTACAGATGCAGGGCTCCCTTCGAGCCCCTGCCATCCACTGTGGCATCCAGGTCGTACGAGTCAACCCCACCACATCCACGATCGACGAACGGGGCGACAAGCTTGCCACCATCCATCCTCCTCACATTTCGCTGCTCCTGCGGGGGCATCCACGCCACGCGGAATCTCCCGTTGACGTCTGGAGAAAACACGACAGTCTTGTCCTTCTCCTTCCAGATGAAGTTGCCCTTGACAACAGGGTTGGGGAACAGCTCGTCGTTGTACTCGACCTGCTGATAGATCTTACCTACGTTGAATATGCTCCCGTCGATGCTGTCACGGAACGCCTCATCCGTGGTGAACGGGAACTGCCTGGTTACCTCGTTGAGTTCCGAAGGATCGCCCTTAAGACTTTCTCTTTCATTTTTGAGATAGGTCTTCGCACCGATAAGAACAGCGTCGCCGTCAAGCCCATCCACAGGCTCAGCAGGATCATCAACAATGGGTCTACCGTGAACATCAAAAAATCCCTCTAAAGATTGGTGCGAAGGTATGAACAATCTGTACAATCCAGATCTGGTTCTACCATTCGCGTTTCGTTGATTGGGGTCGGAGTCTGCCCAAAGGTCTTTGTACTCCTTGCCTCCCTTGTCCATTGGATTTACAGTAGAACCCACCAGAGCCTTTCCCACAATCTTGCGACCCACGATAAGACACGTACGCTGAATCCTCCAAGCGTCACGAATATCCGTAGGCTTCTCCCACTTCCCCGCCTCATCCAGATATAGTATGTGTAGCTTCTCTCCGTCGTATGCGTTGTTGGTAGTGTTCTTCCAGTTGATTACCGTATTAAGAGCCTCGCCCGTCTGCGAACTCTTATTCTTCTTCGTGATTCTCTTAGAGGGCTCGCGAAAAGCCAGCTCCATGCGCGGATTGGTCGTTCCATCTTGAATGGGTTTAAAGAAGAAGGGGTAGTGCCTAAACATGTAGACCACCTTCTTCATGAATATATTTTCTTGAGCGTCCTTACCAGTCTTGGACTGGATGCCAAGGAGCTTGTCCTTGACCTGTGTCGCTTCATCTAGAAGTACAGACGAGCAGATGTTCGTGTACCCGCTTCGTCTGCACTTAGTGTAGAGCTGACCGATACATCGGTCGTCCGCCTCACACGCAGCCAAATGTAAGAAAATATCTCTTTGGAACAAAAGGAAGCTCGGATAGCCTATATCCATCCGAGTCCATTGGAGCATCATGTAGTGCCTGCCCGTAATATATGTAGGCTCACCGTCGTTAAAAAACCAAAAGCCCTCACGCCTACGGCGAAACTCCTCCTCGATATACGGACGAAACTTCTGTCGGAACTCCCTTGGCATTTCCGCCCACTCATCCATAGACTTAATCCGAGACAACTCCTTGGGCATAGAAACCCTTTTCCACAACTGCATGTGGTTTGGAAGTCCATGTCCTTCAATCTCCTCTTCGGGAGGCTGAGCGGGAAGTGCAATGTGTAGCCCACCGATCGAAAGACTTTCACCTTTCGTACCGTTGGGGCAAATTGCGATAATGTCCTCAGCATCAGTAGACACGACCGTGGCTGTCTCGCTTAAACGATGGCACTCCAGTCTTTGGGTTCTTGATCTCCATGTACTTACCGCATGGACACTTGATGTCATGGTAAGCCCCGTCCTCTCCGAACTTGATGGAGACTCCCGTCTTAGATTCTTCGTGCTTCTCCTTGCATCCGCAAATGTAATCTGCCATAGTAGTTGATTTAATTTGTACACCCGCAGGGACTCGAACCCCGAACCTGCGCATTAGAAGTGCGCTGCTCTATCCCGTTGAGCTACAGGTGCATTCTATTACTCTTCGTTCCAGGAATCCTCCCAGAAGTAATGATGTCCGTCGTTTCCGTTCTGGCCGATGATGTTCATCCTCCTGTCAAGGTACACCTCATCCTGCCACCAAGGGAATTTATTTTGAGAATTTTTCTGCGAATCCCCCTGAGTAGTCTTTGGCTTCTTCGATTCCTCCATGGTCTTTTAGGTCTTTAATCATTTGTTCTAGACGCTGGCGCTCGACCAGCAACTCCTTGCAATCCGTGGCTGTCTGCTTGATAGACTGGAGCTCGGCTTTTCGAGCCGCGCCTCCAGCCTCTGGGTCTACAGGCTTCCTGACTTCATCGATCATGTTGTTGATGGCAACCTCCATGCTCGACATCAGCCTCTGTGCAGCTTCAATCGTTGTGAATTTCTTGCGTGACAAAGTTTACGTATTGAGGTGTCTTCTCGCCCATGTAGGCTCCGACAATGTTGTACTCAATGAACTCCACCGCGTCGTCATACTCCATCCCTTCTGCGATAAGTATTTCGATCATCTTGTTGATGTCGTACACGGCTACGACGTTGGCCCCGTAGGTGCAGCCTACCAGGGCCTCGTCGAATCCATCGGCGGTGAGGCATTCCTCCTCCTCCAGGATCTCCATAAGGTGCTCTCTGTCAATCATGCCTCTACGTATAAAAGATCCTCTACCCTGGTGCGGTAGTATTCCTTGCCGTCGATCTTGATTCGGTAATCTCTGTTCTCCTTAAAACCCACGACATCGCCTACCTCTACTCCGATGTCATTCAGTTCCTCGGACTCGAACGCAACCCTGCCCTTGGTGGGGAGCTTCTCCGTCAACTGCACCATCTCGATCAGATCGTTCGGGAACTCCTCCTCTTCTACAGGTTCGAGCAACGACCAGCCGAAAAGCGGTTTGATCTCATCCGTGTCTTGGTCCTTATATGCAATGGCCTGATTGCTCAGCGCCTCCTCGCTGCACTTTACGATGTAGTGCTTGTCGTCCCCCGTAAGAACCTGACCGCCCTGCATGACAACGAGGTGATGAAAGTAAAGAGTGTCTCCTGGGCGTACTCCCGTATCAATCTTAAATGGTGAACAGACGACAGGGCCTTCAGTGACTCGGTTCTCGAATTCCCCGTTCTCGTTGTATTTATGATCGATGTAAAGCTCTAGGCCGCTGTCGGTCACGAGGGTGTCGTTGATGAGCTTCTCTAGCTCAACAACAAAATAGTTGTAGGTGCGCATGAATTAAAAGTTACAGTCGTATTCAATGATGCAGGGCATGTCGTCTACAGATTTCCATAGAACCTGCCCGTCATCTGTCTGTAAATATACGAGGTATCTTTTTTTACTGTACCTGAATAGGTGCTCGTCGTCCAACACGATTGCCGACACATTGCCCGTGCCTGCCTTCATCCCGACGTAGTACGCCATGGCATCCTTTGGATCTCTGCCGATGACAATCTTTCTAATAAGTCCGTCCATTAGTTTAATGAAATACCGAGACCGTTGAGTAGATCGTCGAGGTCTCCCCCGATGTCCTTCTGCTCTTTCCAGGTCTCTTTAATAAAATCGATTATAGTGTCTAGTTCTTCTTCGGAATCCAGAGAATACCCATACATTGTCTTCATCGTAGACTTAGTGTCAGTGTATGGTTCTAGAACACCGACTACAAAGATAGACATTAACTGATCTCTCATTTCGTACTTGTCGATGATCTCGTCGATCTCCATAAGTTTTTGCTGAATCTCCATGAGGAAGTCGTCTTGCTTCATATCTTGTAGTTTATTATGCCGAGGAGTAAAGTATCATCCAAGAAGATGTTCCGCGACTTTGCTAAGCAAGATAAGAAGTATCTGCGTAGGAACAATCTCAAGAGACTCAAACAGGTGAGACAGAGGGTACAGTCGGAATGGGAAATCTCATTCTCCGACCTGGAGTTCTTGCTCTGGGGGTACGACCTTCAGTTCTTCACGATAGATTATGCCGCCCAGGACCTGGGTGCCAACAAGACGAATCTATCGAACAGGGTCATCTATCCGCTGCAGAGGAAGAAGTATCTGTACAAGCACTTCGACAAGCTCACCCCATCCGACACGTACGAGGATCACCTCTTCAGAGACGAGACCAAGTACAACTACCGAGTACGCTACGCCCTCACACAGAGGGCTAGGCTACTCGTACAGAAGTTCTACAGAGAGCTAGAGGGTTGATCAGAGCAGAGAGTCCACTTCAATCCTTGCGCAGTTGGGGCTCTCGAATGAACCACCATCTCTGCTGACCCTGGACTGGAAGTCAACAATTATCTGAACATCTCTTGAGTGATTCGCACTCAAAGTAGAAACCTCTGTGAGGGCACAGTTGTTGGCTTCGAAAGAACCACCGTCCCTAACTACCCTCAAACCAAAGTCCCTGACAATGTTTCTGTCAAGGAAGTCGTCGTCCAGGTTGTCAAACGCGCTTGTAAGGCAGCTAGGATTATCTGTGCTACCCCCGTCTCTCTCTACCCTCAGCTTGAAGTTCGAGAGCGCCAAGGCCTCGATAGAGAACGCAGAGGAGCTAGATAGAATAGATGTACCTAGTCCTAGCATTACTCTTCTTCTGAAGCGTAGAGATCAGGCTGCTGCACTTTGCACTCCTTGATGAACTCCTCTTCTGCTGCGGAGTTGCCGAAGGAGTGGACGCCAGGGTAGACACACCAGATCATCTGGTTGTCCCAGCTTGGATCTGGATCTCCATTCCAGAGAACATCGACGTGCCAGCTAGAAGAGAATACAGGTGCAGTGACTTCATTGTCGTCTGCATCATACACCCCTTTTTTGGTTACGATGTTGCCAAGGACTACGATGCTGTGGGGGTGAGAAGGGTGCCCTTCTTCATCCACCCCCAGGGCCTTGATCTTCGTTGTGGCGGCAGACTTGCTGCCGAACTCGTACTTTCTAAATTTTCTCATTGTCTTACGATGTCAGGTCGATACACTCTTGATCGGTGAGCACTCTGTCCCAGGCGGCGATTTGCTTGACTCTGATGGGAGTTGACTCGCCGTCCAGGAGGATCCTATTCCATCTTTCCATATTCGTGTTCACGTCATCCTTTACTTCAACGCCGTCGTGGAAGACCTTGATCCTGCCGCTTCCCCAATCTCTTGTGATGCAAAACTTTGGTGCGGTGCCTGTATGCTCAATGCCTGAGGGGACAAACAACCCATCTTTGTCTTGGAACACTGTGGTAAGTCTCTGCTGGTTGGTGGCTGATCTGTAGATTCTCAAGCTACCGAGGTTGCCAGCGGCGCTAATCGTGATGGTGCTGCCTCCGTAATCTCTAGGTATGTCTCTGTTTTCTGCAAGCTCGACAAACCAAGTGACATTCTCACCAACCATGTAGTCTGCAAGATCGAGGTTGCCATTATT